GCCCAACAAACCTATGTTAACCAGATGGATGCTAACCTGAACAATACTTCAGGTAATAGTGCTGAGTTCTGGAGGGAGATAAGGACGTATAACTGCGAATTTAATGATCTAGTTGATGGGGCTATAGCAGCAGAGGAGCACGCTATGGCAATAGAGAAGAATCAACAGACGATAGTACCTCAAAACTGGTATACAGAGAAGATGCAAGAGTGGTCTACCTCTTCTTTTAGAGGCGTACCCTCTGCTGGACCTAGAATTAAGTGGAATATCTTTGAATATATCCCTCATAGTAGAGGAAGACAGGAATTTCCTTACACTATAGTGGGTGGATGGTACTGTTCTGACCTATTAGGTACTAATGTAGGTACTACAGATACCTTTACATACAATATTAACCTTGAAGTGAACTCAAATTGGTCTACTTATAGGGATTTACTAGCAGAAGCAGTGGAAAGACAAGGTAATCCTTATGATGATGTCCTTATTGCACAGATAAAAGCGTTTGTTGACCCCTCTCATAGTACTATTACACTGTTTGATTACGATATTACGAACTTCCCTGACTATGGATACCTTGAATTAAACAATTATGAGTATGCTGGACAAGGAATAAGTGCCATTACTGCACTAGATCCAGGTCTAGGGTATATGAACGCACCTACTGTGACCTTTAGTGACCCTGATTTACCTGGTGGTACACTAGCTACAGCAGAAGCAGTAGTAACAGGAGGACGTATATACGGTTATAAGCTCACTAGTGAGGGTAGTGGTTACATACAAAGCCCAATAATTACCGTCTCTGCACCTAACCCTGCCCTTAGTGCGGTAGCTGATGTGGTTACAGGGAGCAGTTATATGATTAATATCGATATGGATGCGTACCCTTTACTCTTTATGGGAATAACAGTGCAAGATGATCTAGGTCAAATGGACGTAAGGAGTGTAAAGAGGAGTGTACCTGGTGTAGAATTCCAGTGTACTGCGGATGGTACGGACATACTAGTAGTAAATACGGTGTACATTGAGTCAAATCAGACCGCAAGTGATATTGATATAGACGATATACAAGCTGGTATGATCATTGAAGGGTTTGATGACCCTACAATTTACGTACAACAGGTCACTTTAGCTGGTGCTACCATCCAAGTGAGTCAAAATATAGCTGCTGGTACGTACCGAGTCAACACAAAGACCGCAATTCAGATGAGTGCTGCGTCAAATACAACACTTACTGGCGTAGATTTCACTTTTACCGCCCCTCAAGTGTCAAATGCGACCGCATATACCCGTTTATTCCTTCAATCGGAGACTGGTAGCTCCTTCACATACGAAAATTCACGTGAAATTGCTCATTTTGATGGAAAAACAGCAAATGAAGACGGAAGTGTCACTCTAAATAACCTATTGAGGACAAGAAAGCAGACGGAAGGCAAGCAACACCTCCGAAACGACCATACTTTCTTGCATATTTACGTATAATGGCAGCTTTTGGACTAACAACAGGCGTTTGTACTGGTCACGGGTGTTGGCCACCAGCTGGATATGCTCCTTCTCCCATTACAAACGTCAAAGTAACTAAAATTGCACCTCTTGTAAGCACACAGATACGAACTGTGCACTGCAAACCGTGTGGAAAGAACCCTGCGTGTCATCCAGGCACTGTTTCTGTTGGTTGTGCGACTGTTGTGTGTGGTGTAGGTGCTCCAGGTATGCCAATGCCCGTAATGAAGACGGGTCATATGGAAACAGATGCGATACTAGCTAAGATTGGACCTAAGATATGTGCTGCTAGACTACCCAGTGCTAAAATTGGCACAAGTATCAGTTGCGGATCAAAGGTTGCGGTAGGGGCACCTAATGTGCTATTATGTACGGGAGGCAGTTCAATCTCTAAGCTTGCTGCTCTCGCTGCTGCAATGGCAGCTCTGGGTTCGTTCCCTATACTATCAATTCCTTCTATTGGAGGAGGTGGTGGTTCAGGGTCACAATCTCCAGGTGATAACTCTGTTACTGATTGCTCTAACTAATGGCACTTTATTCAAACACATCTTTAAAGAAAGAAGCAACTCCAAAGAAAACCCGTCAGGGTACAGGAGCACATTCTAAGTACTCTGCTACTTCTAGAAATGGTGCAAAGAAAAGATATCGTGGACAAGGAAGATGACATATCAGGCACTTCCTAAGTGTTTGCACGTAAAAGATAGCTCTGTCGCTGGACAGGGTTTATTTGCCACTGAAGATATAGCAGATGATGTTTATCTGGGTATATCACACGTAGTTGTGGATAGTACCATTATGAGAACCCCTTTAGGAGGGTTTGTGAACCATAGTGAGGAACCTAACTGCACAAAGGATCTAGAGATGGAAGAGTGGGGACAAATATATCATTTGAGAACTCTTAGACCTATTAAGAAGGGTGAAGAGTTGTTTTTGAAGTACACATTCTATAAGGTAACTTAAAAGTCGCTAAATAAAGTCACGACCTCGTGTATTAGTGTATGCCGAAGGCTATTGACTTTAAAGACGTATCTATTTCTTTAGGTATCAACCCTGTCACTGAAGACGTTCTTACTACCACAGATGAAACTGCGGTAAAGAGAGCGTTATATAATATTGTGATGACAAGAAAGGGTGAAAGGTTCTTTAAGCCAGATCTCGGTAGTAATGTTGCAGATTTGTTATTTGAACCTCTTGACTCTGCTACAGCATCTCTTCTAAAGGAGGAGATCGAGTATGTGATTACAAAGTACGAGCCTCGTATTAATCTTCTTCGTTGCGACATATCTGCCAATTACGATAGTAATGGCTTTGACTGTGCAATATCATTTGAGATCATCGGTATTATGTCCGATGTCCAAGTACAGGATGTAGATTTCTTCCTAGAAAGAACCAGATAAATGTCTTACGTTCAAGTTGCCAATTTAGACTTTACAGAGATTAAATCATCTCTGAAAGAGTATCTTCGATCTAATAGTGATTTCACTGATTACGACTTTGAGGGTTCAACTCTTAGTACCCTGTTAGACGTACTCGCTTATAATACGTACTACACGGCGTTTAACGCTAATATGGTAGTAAATGAGGCGTTCCTTGAATCAGCGACTCTCAGAGACAATGTGGTGTCTCTGGCTAAGCAAATAGGTTATCTTCCCAAGTCTTCAGTATCTCCCACAGCAGTTTTAAACATTAATGCTGATTTTAGTACGCAGAATAATATTCCATCAATCGTTAAGATGCCTAGAGGGTCACAATACCTTACTAGGATCAATGGTACCACCTATTCTTTCATCACTGCTAAGGATTATGTTGTTGGATTGAATAGTCAGTCAATAGCAGAATTTCAAGACGTAGAAATTAAGGAGGGAAATTATGTCATCGAAACTTTCACATTCAACTCTGCCATTCCACAAAGGTTTATCTTACAAAACGCAGGGATTGACACGAGCACTCTCAAAGTTACTGTTAGACCAACATTTAATAGTACTAGTGTGGTCGAGTATCGACTAGCTGACAGTATTATAGGGTTTGACGGTACATCACAAGTCTTCTTCTTACAGGAAGGTGAAGATGAGCGTTATGAGATCATCTTTGGAGATGGCATCCTAGGTAAGAAGTTAGATAGTAACAATTATATTGAAGTTTCATATATCACCACTAATGGTTCTGCTGCAAACGCTGCTAGAGTGTTCTCTTACGGTGCTGTACTAGAGGATCAGGTAGGTGGGAATGATTATGCACCTACAATCACTTTAACAACTACTACAGCAGCGTCTGGAGGCGAATCTCTTGAAACGGTTGACTCAATTAAACGTAATGCTCCGAAATTTTTCAACACACAAAATAGAGCAGTTACCGCAGATGACTACGAATCCATTATCCGTCGTATTTTCCCTGCGATTGCTGACATCGTTTGTTTTGGTGGAGAAGATGCATCACCACCTGAATACGGAAAGGTTAAAATCGTCGTAAAGCCTAGCTACGCTACTAAATTAAGTGCGTATACTAAGAATTTGATTGCTACAGACCTTAAAAAGTATGCTGTGGTATCAGTTACCCCTGAAATCGTCGATCCTTCTATTACATACGTTGAATTAAACTCAAACATCAATTATAACAAGTCTAAAACGACTTTGAATGAGTCTGAGTTGAAAGCATCGGTAATTAATTCGTTAACTACCTATAGATCTACTTCTGATCTTGAAAAATTCAATGGTAGGTTTAAATATAGTCGTATCGTTGGTATCATTGATGCTACTGATGAATCGATTACATCTAATGAAACAGAAATCAAACTAAGGAAGGATTTCATTCCTGTATTGAACACTGTTACTCAATATGAGATTTGTTATCAGAACGTAGTTAAGAGTGGATGCTCAAATCCTTCTGTACAAAGCAGTGGCTTTGTAGTAGCTGGGTATCCAAGTGATATCGTTTACTTAGCAGACGATCAAAAAGGTAATGTTTACCTATACAAGATCGATCCTACAACACAAAATCGATTTATCCTCAATGCACAGCAAGGAACCATCGATTATGGTAAAGGAGAGGTAATGTTGAATCGGTTAAATATAATCAAAGGAACTTATGATGATGAAAGGATTGAACTTCGTGTCAATCCAACAAACAAAGATATATACGCATATCGGGAAGCATATCTAAGTCTTGATTTGCAATCTAGCGTATTCCTGATCACCCAAGAAGCACTTATCTGATAAATGGCAGGTCCAAGTCTAGCAGCACTGATTGAAAGTCAGTTACCTGATTTTGTTGTCGAGGATTATCCCCTCGTTACGAATTTCCTGTCCAAATATTACGAAGCACTTTCAATAAGTGAAGGTCCACAAGACATTCTTAACAATTTTGAGAGATATCTTGATGTAGATACATTCTCACCTGAGATTCTTGTTAAGACAGCAAGTTTAGATATAGAAATACCTCTAGGTAATACTAATATAGACATTACAGTCGATTCGACTGATGGATTCCCTGATACTAATGGGATGATAATGATTGATCAGGAAATCTTCCTGTATGAATCTAAAACAGACACTATCTTCTGGAATTGTGTCCGTGGTTATAGTGCAAAAACCAAAGTTGGTGACTTATACGAACCAATCAACTTTGTAGAGTCAGTTGCTGCTGTTCATAAGCAGTTTGCAGTTGTTAACAACCTAAGCAACCTTTTACTAGCTGCTTTAATTAAGAATTACGAAGAACAATATACTAGCGGTTTCCCATATCCTTATCTTAGAGACCAAACAAACAAGAACCTCTTAGTTAAGAAGATAAAGGACTTTTATAATGTCAAAGGTACACCTCAGTCATTGGAGTTCATCTTCCAGATGCTGTTTAGTGTCAAACCTGACATCATCTATCCAAAAGAGAATGTTTATAAGGCATCTGAGTCTGGATGGAACAATAAAGAGCTCTTAGTGTGTGAAGTTATATCTGGAGACATTAGAAAGATCGTTGGTAATGAGATTATCCAATCTCCTGATCCATATAACCCTGAATTGACTGCTGCTAGTGCAATTATCGATAACATAGTCGGTGAACCTTATCAGGGTAGTCTACAATACACTCTAACCATTTCACCTGGTTCTAAATCGGGTATTTTTGCGATAGCTAGACGTTCATTCCTAATGAATGACATTTCTACTAATGCAGGTCTTGGAGATCGCATCGATGTGTTCTCTACTGTAGGATTTCCAGAAAGAGATGGTCGAGTTATCATTGGTAATGAAGAAATTACCTATAGTAGTAAGACTGCGACTCAATTTATCATTAAAGAAAGGGATGCAGTCAATTCTGACAATAAACAACTCTATAGCCACGCTAAAGGTGTAAGAGCATTTACAAAAAACAACCTTTCAGGTTTTTATACTGAAAATGGAGTCCGTAATGAAATAGAACTTCGTATCTATGGTCTTGTATCAGGATTAACCTCTCAAGGTATTGAACCAGAAGCAAGTTCTGGTCTAGAGTACGATGAAACCGCAGACAACTACTTTGATGTAGCTAGTGGTGGTATTCCTTATGTCTCATTCAACAATATGGTTGAATTTAAGGCATCTGGATTCTCAGATGACCTTCCATTAACAAATGAGTGGATTGTCAATCAAAACTTTAGTAAGTTATCAGGTTCTGACCCTAGTAACGTAGGAACTAACAATATTAAGGATAAAATTCTTTCAGATGTCACTGCAATCTATAGAGATACAGATAATTACTATATTGCGTCTTCTGGATTCCCATCTTATGCTATAGGACCATTTGACAACATAAGTGTACCTGAAGATCAAGAGCATTTAAAGATTATTCCTAGAGAACCTGTAGATGCAAGTGCAAAGGAGATAACAACCTCAACTGAGGTTGGTGTTATGGTTAATGGTGTTCCATTACTTAATCATAAGTCAACAAGAGGTCTAGATTTCGGTTTACTTGAAAGAATTGACATTATAGACAGAGGAAGGAACTATAGCTTACCTCCACAGGTTGTTATTAGTGGAAATGCCACAGCAGAAGCACAGATCAACGGAATTGGAGAAGTTATATCTGTAAACATCACAAATCAAGGTTCTGGCTACACAACTGCTCCTACAGTTGAATTTACCTCTGGATCTGGTGGAGAATTTACTGTATTAATACAGCAAGGTGAAATTGCGAACATTTATCTCTCTGTAAACCAAAATGCTGAGATTATAGACGCTGGAAGCAATTACACGGAACCACCTGATGTCTTTATCTACGATGCGAGTGGAAAAGGTAAAGGTGCGTTCTATACTTGTCAAATAGACACTGCAACAGGTAAGATCACTGGATTCACTAAACAATCTGGTGGATTTGACTATAATGACAGTTCTACAACTATCACACTAGTACCTAAGGCTAGATCTGCTTCAGCAACTGCTGTTTTGACTAGATGGCAGTATAACAGATACTTAGAGATGTCTGTTGACAATGGAAACGCTGGTGGTATCGTAGAAAACGCAAATGATCCTAATTATGGATATTCTTATGGTCATATCATTGCTCCTACCTCTTTAAAGATTTTAAGACAAGATAATGTTGATGGTCAGGGTAACCCACTCTCTAATAACAGTCATTCTCCAATATTAGGTTGGGCGTATGATGGAAATCCGATATATGGTAGTTTTGGCTATGAAGATTCATATCAAGATGTTACTGCTCCGAATCCTACCCTTAAAAGGATGGTATCTAGCTGGAGACTCAAAGCATCAAGAGGATCTAACGCTCCAGACACAAATACTTACTCATTAGGTCGTTTTACCAACGATTATGAGTTTATAGAAAGATTAGGAACACTAGACGCTAATAATGGTCGTTTTTGCACTACACCCGAATTTCCAAACGGTGTATACGCTTATTTCTTAACTACAGACGATAGTGAGTCTCCTACGTTCCCATATTCGATAGGAGAGGCATTTTACAATGTTCCTGTTGAAGAAAACTGGAAAACTAAGTCTAAACAGAAATATTTGCCCGATGGAGTCCGTAGAAGAACTGTAAACGCCACAGCAGACACTGGAGAGCTATTAACGTCTAGAGTTAGTGGAATTGAGTATGGACCAATCACAGATGTTGAAGTTCATCAATCTTCCTTCAATTTTACGAATGAAGACGTTCTATATGTTGATAATTCAATTAATGACAATGGAGATGGATTATTTGCTGCTGTAGACCAAATTCAAGGTCAACAAGTTGCATCCTTGTCTTGTAACACTCCAAAGAACAATTATTTCACTTGTGACAGGAATGTTTACTTAAATCACAATTCTCAACTAACTCAGAACAATACTGGTGCTATAGCTACTGTAATTGGTCTAATAGAAGAGACATCACAATTTGTTGTAAAAAATGTTACAGGTAACTTCAATCTTACTGATACAGTTGATTCTACAACTGAGATTTATAATATTACCTTTGACAACACTGTATTAGCAGCAGTTGGCGATGAAGTTGTATATACAGTCAATGCTGGTGGTGTAGCACACGAAGTAGCTATTGGTAGGGTTTTACGTAATGTTGTTGATAAGAATACTGTTATTGTTGAATTAAAAGCTGCTAACCCCAATCAACTCACTACAGTAGACGGTGATGGTAATACAGTTACTATACCTAGCACATCATACGTTGATTTGGGATTTTTTGCAGTTGGTAATGGTTGTCAAGTCAATGTTAGTGCTGCAACCATTGTTAATGTTAGATCTCTGTCTAAAGGATTTAAACTTCTTGAAGTTGAAGACAATATTGCAGTTTTGAGAACAGATAACATCAGACACGGTTTAGCAGTTGGTGATGATGTCATTGTTACTGTTGAACCTGATTCTTCTATCTCTACTCAGAAGTATTATGTTGAGACTAAGAAGTATCATACTGTACAATTAAACGAACCTACAAAAGTCAGTCAGATCAATGGATCTGGGATAGCTAGAGTTAACATTATTAATGCTGGTAGTGGATTTACTCCTAGCACAACCTTCAATGGAATTAATGTTACTAATTCATCAGGTACAGGATCTGCTGGAACCCTTACTGTTACTACTGATGCTGGTGGACACGTTGTTAGTGCTGCAATCATTACTAAAGGAGATGGATATGAGTATGGTAATGTAGTAACTATACAATCTAGTCTTCTAGGTGGTAATGTTAATAGTCAAGAGGCTACATTCTTTGTAGATGCTGCTGGTTGTGCCAAAACTGATACTATCATAACAGTAACCAGTGGTGCTGGCTACTCTAGAGATGATATTATCAAAATCACTGATGAAGAGTGTCAGATCACTAATGTTACAGGTAATTTCCTAACTGTCATACGTGGTGTTAATGGAACTGAAGCAGAAGATCATATTGAAGGTGTAGATGTCACACTTATAACAAATTATTACAGATTCACTAAGGATTCCAATGTATCATTCAGTGGAAACAATGCTTGGATTGATTCATATGATCCTGAGACTCATAAGTTAATTGTTTATTACATTAATGAAGGAGATACAATAATTGACCCTACTTCTACCTTCTTAGATGGTAGTACACCTAATAAACAGGTTTCTATATCTACTGTTGAACCTACTTCTTTGAGATTTAGGTTTAAGAAGGATGGAGAGACAGAATGGAATAGAAATATCAGTATTGAGTGTCAAAAGACTTATCGTTATCTTTTTGATACTTCTGATCCATCATTAGTCAACAGAAATCTTAAATTCTACGAAAACGTTTATAGAACTACTGAATTAGTACAATCGTACCAGTCAACTATCAAACCAGGTAATACTGGGTCATTTAGTACGTTCCAACTTGGATATGGTATACCAGTAGACGGTACTACTTGGACTAGTACACCTGTACTAGACATTCCTACCAAAATCTATTATGGAGAGGTATCTGGGAAGATCGATGCTGAAGAAAAATTCTTTACTCTTGTAGAAGACCCATTTGCAGGTAAGCACGCTGTATTCTATGGCTATGAGTATGAATTTGCTTATAGGTTAGCACAAACTCCTCAGAATGAAGGATTTACAAATGTTCAATACTATACAGACTCTCTATACGCTGTAGGAGCGATTAAGAGGGTTAAAGTCATTAGTGGTGGTAAAAACTATACGATGCCACCTCAAGTGCCTGGTGTCTTCTTAAACAAGCGTTTCAGAGGTGCATTTACTGTTAATATTACTGAAGGACGTATTACATCAATTACAGTTACAGATACTGGATTAAATTACTCTAAACCCGTTGTATTGCTTGAAAATAAAGGTGAGGGAGCAAATGCTAAGTTTACAATCGAACTAAGAGCAGATGGAAGCGTAAGTCGTATTATTCCTGTTCAAGAAGGTATCAGTTATGCTGATACAACTACTTTACGACTTTATGAGTCAGATACTAAGTTATTTGCTCAAGGAACTGATATTGGTAAGTTGGCAACCCTAGAAATCATATCTTCGGGTAAAGACTTTAATAATGACCCAACTTTAGCACCTCAAGTCAATCCACCTATTGTTATGACTCTAAGAGATATGCCTGACAAGGCATTCTTGAATGGAGAGCTAATAACGCAAAGAAACTTAGCTGGAGATATGATTGCTTCAGGTAGAGTTGATTACTGGGTTGATGGAATGAATATTCTTCGTTTGAAGGGTATCTACGGAAAATTCGATTCTAGGTATCAAATCTACGGTGAGACACTTCGTGCTACCGCAAGTATCCAAGTTATCTACGTAGCTAACATAACTCCGCAAATTGGACCTACAAGTACTTCAGTTGGTTCATATTCAAGTGATAGAAGTAAATTAAGTGCAGTTTCTCAGAAAGTCCAAGATGGAGTCTATTATCAAGATTATTCTTACGTAGTTAAGTCTACAGTCTCTATTAACGACTGGAGAGACTTTGTTAAGCGTTTTACCCATCCAGCTGGATTTAACCTCTTTGGAGAAGTCCTAATTGAGTCTGAAGGTGATGCGAAGCAACCAGCAACGATAGACACTCCTCAAAGTGGCACAAAGGACAATGGTTATGGTGCGGTGATGAGTATCATCGAACCTGGCGTTTTAGGTGTTACTTGTGCTCATAAGTCAAGAAGAATTACACAATCCCACGTTAGAGTCGATTCTATGTCGAAACAACGTGGTACGGGAACTATTAACTATAGTGAACAGAATAACGTTGAAATTGAAGTATTTGACCTAGCAATCTCACCAGCCTTCGATGGTGCTGTTCAAGCAGATGGTACAATCACTGGTACGACTCAATTTACATTATTCAAGAAAGATATCAATGAGGTGCTTGTTCCGTTCAGAGCAACTCAATTAGTCGTTACATTGGACGGTGTTCTTCAGGATCCTGATACTGCGTATACAGTTGCTGGATCTACCATTACATTCGCTTCTGCACCATTAGGACCATATACGGATCCTAGTACTGGTATATTTGTACCAGGTGTGACTTTCTACGGAAAGTCGATGAAATTCCAAGATGATGCTAATAATGCCGAATATATGCGAGAAGCGAATAATATCACTTCTCAATTTGATGGTACTACTGTAGAATTTGATTTAGGCATTCCTATTGTAGATGGAGACCATTTATACGTTTCTTTAGATGGTGTTATTCAGGAACCCGATGTTGCCTTTACTTTAACAACTAATCCTGGAAATGGTAAAATAACCTTTACAGAACCACCTAGACAGGTTGGTAAGATTGTAGAACTTGAAATTGGTGATGCAACCAACTGGCTAGTAAATGACTATGTTGTTGGACAAACTTCTGGTGCTAGAGGTGAAATCGTAGCTAAGAGGTATTTCTCAGATAATAGATTCCTAGATGCTGCAAATATCATCGATAACAACGCTTCTGTACTAGCAGAGGAAGCAGTATTCATATTAGACAATACAAGTAAGTTTGCACCTGAGTATTTCCAATATCCAGGTCTAGGTAGAAATCAGTGTATTGTTGACCTTAAGTCTGTCTTGAGAGCAATGGCAGATGACCTTATTCAAGGTGGTAACAGTAATACATTTGATGCTGCTAAAGAGTATCTTTTAGATCCTTCAGATCCTAATAGTGGTATTAAGCACATTGAGGGTGAAGTAGAGGCAACTCTATGGTCTATGAAGTATTTGAAGGATATGGTCATCCTTGCAATACGTAATAAGTTTGGTATAGGCAATCTATATGATTATCAGAGAGCAGCTGCATCTGACTTTAGATTACAACCTACAGATGCTACTTACTCTGCTGCTAGTGGTACACTAGTACTAACAATACCAAATCACGAGCTTACTACAGCAGACTTCATAACGATTGCTGATAACTCAATGACTTGGAGTTGTGATATGGATGGACAGACATCCGACAAGACATATCCAAGACAAGGAGATCCAGCATACAGATCAACTCTTGATATTACTCAGGTAACAGATGATACAGTCACTGTTAACGTAGGTACAACATCTAATATCACTCATACACCAACAGACGGTTCATATGATCCAGTAACGGGTCTTATGGAGTTGATTATTGGATCACATAACCTTTCTCCCAATACTGCTGTTAAGATTGCTCCTAACTCCCTCTCATTCAAGTGTGAGATGGACTATAGAGACTCAGTTAAGACTTATCCAAGAACAACTGATCCTTTCTATGACAAAGCATTTAATATTGTAAGTACTGGATCTACATTCCATACAGCAGAGACTGCTAGCTATAATCCTACAACAGGTATTGTTACAATTCAGATTACAGACCACGGATTTGAAGCTGGTGACAATGTTAAACTTGCTGACGGTGCTATAACCTTTAGTTGTACCTATGGTGGTGGAGTTCACAACTATGTTGGTGGTACTGCAACCAATGCTGTAACTGTCACAGGTGGTGCATCATTTAGTGTTACTGATGCTTCTTATAATCCATCTAACGGTGACTTATCATTAACTATTGGTGCTCATAGTCTTACTATTGTAGACACAGTTACCATAGATACTGGTTCATTAGTATTCAGATGTGATGAAGACAACTTTGCAACTGACCATTCTTATCCTAGAGCAACAGATCCAGTATACAATCTACCAATTGCTATTAAAGCAGTAGGTGGTACCTCTATCACTGTTAATGTTGGTGTAAGTTCTCCTGGTTCTGCATATCCACGTTCTTCCGATCCTATCAGTGGTAAGTTTATTCCTATCTCTAATGTAACATCAAATACATTTGATATACAGTGCTTAGACACTCTTCCTTCTTCTAACCTTGATACACATACATTTGTAAGTGCTCTTACTAATGGTGTTGAACTTGAGAAAGGTAAGATTATACTACAAGTTGGTCAAACACCTCTAGTTAACCACGATGTGTCAGATGCTACCTATGATCCTGTTACAGGTGATATGGAGTTGACCATTGGTGCTCATACACTAGCAACAAATACAAGTATTAAGTTACGAGACAGTTCTTTAATCTTTAGTTGTACTCACGGTTCTGGTAATAAGTCATATCCTAGACCAGATACTTATAGTCATACTGCTACTACTGGAACTTCATATAATCCTGTAACTGGTGAGATGCTTGTTACAACAACAGCACCACACGATATGGCAGATGGTGATTGGATTAAGTTTGAAGATAATTCACTTACATTAAGTTGTACGTATGGTGCTGGTAATCATACCTATGTTGGTGGTACTGCTATCGATGCTGTTTCCTCTGGTGGAAGCAACTTCAATGTTATTGGAGCAGACTATAACTTCGGTACAGGAGTGTTGATTCTGACAATAGGAACTCATTCTCTAACAACTAGTGACACTATTACTATTGCTGCTAATTCACTTTCATTCACTTGCGATGCAGACAATAACGCAACTGTCCACCCATATCCACGTACAACAGACCCTGTATACAACACAGCGATAGCTATCGATTCTGTTGATGCTACAACAATTACAGTTAATGTTGGTGTTGGAAGTAATGGTTCGGCAAAAACATATCCTAGAACAGGAGATTATCCTGATGATAGATGGTTAAAGGTATCGAATGTTACAACTGATACATTCATAGTAACTGTTCTTGATGCAATTCCTTCTACTAATATTGATACACACGTATTTGTTTCTGCTACAACTGATGGTATCAAACAGAAGAAAGATCCATTCCACGATACTGCAATTAATATTAAATCAGTAACTAGTACATCTATTACTATTAATATCCTCAATGTAGCACCTTCTACTAACGTCACACCTCATACATTTGTTGATGCACTTCCTGGTGCAGTTATTAGTGGTGGTGGATATTCTCATAAGTTTATAGGTGCTGCTGCTGATTGTATCATCTCTGGTGGTAACTATGCTCATACATTCAAGAGTGCATTATCTAATTCTATAGGTGTATATGCAGATCCTTACAATATTGACAACCCTGTAGCAAATACATTCATTGATGCTGCAAAACTAATAAAAGATAATAAGACTTTCGTTGCTGAGGAATCAGTAGCAAGAATGGCTACTGGTAACTTGCGTAGTGTAACTGCTGCAACTTACACACCAGTTGACGGTCTATTAACAATGAATATTGGACCTCATTCATTCACTACAGGTGAGTTAGTCCAGATCCCTGATGGGGCCTTGACTTTCAACTGTACTATGGATGGTAATAGTTCACCTCACATATATCCAAGATCAACAGACCCTGCTAGTGGTAAGAATCTTTCCATCACAGCAACTACTTCCAACGAGATCACTGTTAATGTTGGAGTTGCAACTTCTGGTCAATATGATCATACATTCGTTAGTGCTGCTACACCAATCAAGGTTGGAGTAGGTATAATTGCTGATCCATATTATGATGATGCTGCTTATATCAAGTATGAAGGTACACCTCTTACTGCTACTAATGCTGTATATGCTCCTGATACTGGAGTAGTACAATTAACAGTACCTACACATCAATTTACTGTAACTGATGCTGCTTATAGTCCTGCATCTGGTGATATGCAGTTGACTATTGGTACACATAGTTTAACTTGCTACGATAAGATCAAACTTGCTACGGATTCAATATCATTCAGTTGTGAATATAATGGTGCTACACAAACTAAGACATATCCTAGAGCAGCAGGTGCTAATACTACAAGTGGTGCTGATTATGCCTATGACACTTGGTTACCTGTCCTTAAGAAGGATGCTACAACTATTACAGTTAATGTAAATGGTGGACAAGGTACTATTAGCCATAACTTCCCTCATACATTCCAAGGTGCTGGTGCTAGTGGTGTTACAACATATGGTCACGGTCTAACAAATGGTGATTACATCAAATTGATGGATCATTCACTTACATTTACTTGTGCTGAGGATGGTAATCAGACTACTCATCCATATCCAAGATCTACTGACCCAATTAGTGATAAGTGGGTAGAGGTATCAAATGTTACAACTGATACATTTGAGATACAGTGCTTAACAACTATACCATCTAGCAATGAGACTGCACATACATTTGTTTCTGCTTACACCAATGGTATTATTAAGCAAGATGGAGTTATTGTAACCAATATCGGTAAGTCTTCTAATGATAGTCCTCATCAGTTTGTAACACAGGTAGGTAAGACACCTACTAATGCTGTTTATACTCCTAATGATGGTAAGATGGTACTTACCATTGCAGATCACGGATATACTAATGGTGACTGGGTTAAATTAGATATCGGTGCTGTCACATTCCGTTGTGATGAAAATGGACAGGCTGATGATCACGCATATCCTAGAGCAATATCGGATATGTTTACTGCTGATACAGGTACTACCTATGATCCTAGTACAGGTGTACTATCAGTACGTACAACTGTTGCTCACAACTTATCAAATGGTGATTGGATCAAGTTTGACGATGGTGCGTTGACATTTACTTGTCTTGAAGATACCAATTCAACACAACATCCTTATCCTAGGTATACAGACTATCCAAGTAACAGATGGCTAGAGATTTCTAATGCTACTGGTAATGCTTTTGATGTTACAGTATTGGATATGATTCCTTCTACTAATGTTACGGATCATACCTTTGTCTCAGGAGTCTCAAATGCGATTAAACATAAGAAAGACTGGGCATCTGATGGTTGGTTCGAGATAAGCAATACTTCTTTAAATAATTTTGAAATAACAGTTAATACAACTGTACCATCAAGCAATACTACTAATCACGTATTCCAATCTGCTCTTCCTAATAGTGTTAAGAAGGCATCCTTGATTACAGGTGGTAGCTACACTCATACTTTCGATAGGGCATTAGATGATGCTATTACTGTTAACACGGGTGCGAAATTCAAGCCAACAGATGTTGCGTACGATGCATCCACTGGTGATATGGTGCTTACTCTTGGTAGTGGTCACGCTATTACTACATCCAACACTGTTACTATTCTGGCCAATAGCATTATAATGAGATGTGCTATGGATGCGAATGAAACTCCTCATTCATATCCTAGAGTTGGTGATCCTGCATATGGTAGATCTATTGTAGTTAAATCTGTAGATACTACTACTATTACAGTACACGTTGGTAAATCTCAACCATTACCTTACGAACCATCTATTCTTACATATGATCCTGCAACAGGTGATATGTTGATGGACATTGGTACACATAGATTAGGTAGACATACAGGATTTAAGTTCTTCCCTGACACTATCACATTAACTTGTGGTATGGATAATCACGCTACAACTCATACCTATCCTAGAGCATCATCACACGATGCACTTGGTGATTGTGTTGATGACGTTAAAGATATCCTAGAAGCAATTGTATGGAACCTCCAGTATGGTGGTAATAACAAAGTATGGGATGCTGCTGATTTATTCATAGACAGAGATGGATACCTAGAGCATATTCAGCACTCAGTACCTGAGGTGTTGAATGTAATGGGACATCTTAAGACTATTCTTGCTAACATTATACGTAACAACACAGTTAATGCAGTTGGAACACACGGTCTAATACAGGTTAAAGATCCTAGTATTACCAAGGAGTCTAACGAATGTGCACAGGTTGAATCTGCTGTTGATACATTTGTGGGTCTAATTGAGAATGCTGTACAGAACCCAACTACATTTGAATCTGGTGTAACTAGAACTATTCCAGAGAGATGGCCTATTGTTTATAGTTCTTTAACTGCTAATAGAGATTTGACAATCACTGTTGATTCAATGCCTCAGTGTGCACAGGTTGAATCTGCTGTTAATACATTATTCAGTATTGTTCTTAATACAATTAAAGATACTGCGTTTAATAATAAAAATTATTTGATGACGATAACTCAGGACTTCCCTAATCCTAACCGTATACAGGTTGAGATGTCTAAGAAGGAGTTCTTAAATGGTGAAGATATACAGAGTGAAGCGTCACTAGCTATTGCTAATGTTGGTAGTACTGCTGTTATCTCTCCTGGTGTTCAACAGAAATTCTTTGGATTTAAGCACGGTAAGTACTATAAGATGGACACCATTGAACCACAGTTCAATGATGCTCAAACTATATTTGAATTAGAGCGTGGTGGTGTTCCTTTCTATGCAGAGAGAAGTCAAAACGTTGTAGTTATACTTAACGGTGTTATTCAGCAGAACAGAATAGCATACAGAATTGAAGACAATATCATTGTATTCCAAGAGGCTCCTTCAGAAGGATCCGAATGCTTTATCTTATACTTCTATGGTTTGGATCCAGAGCGTGTTCTCTTAGGATTTAACATTGAACCTGAAGGTACATTTAAGAAGTTCTTTAGATTAACTGTTGATCAGCAAATCGTTCTTCCTTTAGAAGGTGCAGATTGCTGGATTTCTACTGATCCTAATGGTGGCAACCATACGTATGAGTATTCATATGCAAGAGGTAGAATTTATAAACAGAACTGGGCACCTGGTGCTAGAAACCTTCTATTCGTTGAGGGTGTTACAGGACAGAAAGTTAACTGGTTAAATGGTACTTTAAGTCTCACTAGAGACAGAGGAGCTAGTGCATCTCTACTTGATGTAACTGTTAATGCAGTTGAAGAGACTACTAACTCTGATTTAAGAGAGAAATTATTTAATAGACAGGATAGATTACCTTCCACACTTAAGTCTGGTGACTTTATTCAGATCGATGGTGAGGCTGATACTCGTTCTATCATTCGTGCTGCTAGAGAAGCACTTGTAACTTCTGGTTATGATAGTGATACAACAGTTGGATCATTCTTCAGATCTTATGAGTATGAAGTTGTAATTAACGTTGGTGCTTACTCTGGTCAGATTGAAGGAGATGGTGCACAGGCAGTTGCACGTATTGATGCTGAGTTGAGATACCACTCACTCACATCTAGTAGACAGGCTGGTGTAGAATTCCTACCTAACGATGTCGTATGTCAGTATAATGATCAGAATGATGTTAACTCTGGCATAGTATGGCAAGGTACAGTCAAGAACTATATCCCAGCTAGAAAGACTTTAGAATTATACAGTCTATACCTTGATGGTTCTGGATATACTGATCCAGTATCTGCCAACTTCCGTCCTGGTGAAAAAGTTTATATTAATAACGTAGCTGGTACAGAGTGTACTGGTCTTCAATACCTCAAACCAGGTGGTGTTAATAGTATTGTACTTTCTAAGAGAGACAACTCTACTTACTTTGATAACGTTGCTAACTGGAGATTAGACAATGTATTGAATAAAGGTGAGAATCTTCTTGGTGCTGGATTCATTCCTGCTAATGCTAGTGCTAATGACATCTCACAGGAATATGACTATTCTTCTTCGATATATGATAGTGACCTACAACCACAGATTTCTAAGAACTATCGTGAACCACCCGTAATGATCTTCCGTAGTCAACCTGAGGTTGATGCAAACGGTGATCCAGTTGGAGCACCTGCTGGTGGTGGTGCACGTGCTAATGCTATTACTGTTAGAGGTGAAATAGGTGATACAGAAATTATCTCTGGTGGTTCTGGTTATAAGGTTCCTCCTCAGATTCTGTTTACTAGAGGTTATTTCGTTATTCGTAGGAACCCTCTTGACATCAAGAATCTTACTACATTCGGTATTGAACCACCTACTTTAGATGCTACTGCTAAATTACATTCATATCTTTCTGTTATCAAGAAGGGTGGTGCTCAGACAACTTGGGCACAGTGGGCAGCAGTTGTACCTTATGGTGTCACTCTAGTATTTGGTAATGCTGGTAGCAGTGCATATCTTCTTAATAGAACATATGATCCTGTAATTCATATCAGGAAGATTATTGATCTACAAGATCTATCTACTAAGCGTCAACCACAAATACTTGTTGAACTTAAACCTGAACAAACAAGTGTTCAATATCTTAAGACTAACGTCACGAATACACAATGTACAGGTGGTGTTCAGGGTGTCTCAGTTGCTGTCACCAAGTACAAGTTTACAGAGACAAAACTAACTGCTCAGTCAGGTGCTATTGAGAAACAAGCAGGTACCAACCCTCAAATGAAGGGTGTTAAGGAGACATTCAGTCCTGGTAACCTTGGTCCTCATTTGAATTACCTACAGAGCTTCAAGTTTGAAATTCAACCACAGAGTACAACCAATAACAATGGCTACTACACTGATGGTATGGGTAGGACAATACAATACATTATGGGAGATATGAATATAGGATGGTGGTCTGAGAAGTATCCTAACTTGACGATTGAAGATTTCGACAATCCCGAAGTTTATAATTCACAAGTTAATGATCCTGGTGACACAAATAACTTTGTGTATATGCAAGGATCTGAGGTACATTTCGGTACTAAACTTACATACTCCGCTTTAGATAATCCAAATGGATCTGATACTATCTTAGTTGATTCTACTGCTGGATTCCCTGCTTCAGGGGGTTCTTTCATAATCGGAAGTGCAGCAGATCAAACTAAGGTTGAAAAAATCACGTATACACAAGCATTCTCCGATCGTTTTGTTGGATGTACACGTGTCAACCCATTAGGTGTGGTTGAAAAAGGATTCAGTGCTTATGACTTTAACACTACTAACGTAGGTGCATCTGTCGTATCTGGTGGAACAGTTTTTGATTCCAACATAAATTATCTCTTATTCTCAGGTACAAGTGGAGCTAGATCCGCAACATTTGCTCCTACTGACTTGACTACATACAATACGGTAACGTTTAGTGCAATTCGTGGTGACGGGAGCAATGGTGGTAATGCACCAGGATCCGCAGTTAACGATTTGATGCTGAGTTACAGTATTGATGGTGGAACTACATTCATTGATATTGGGTCAGTAGTGACCTACAGTCAAGCGAATTACACTAATTGGAATACAATAACACAAAATATTCCATCTAATGCTCAAACCGCCACGACGATAATCCGTATCTATATGGCTAACTCGACAAATATGACATCAGATCAATACGGTGTCAGATTAATGTGGTTCAATGATGCCAATACTGACTCCTATATCGCAGGTGACTATATAATCACCGCAGATTTAGATCTATAAATATAAATAACTTTCGGATCCAGTCTCAGAAACCCTTTTAGAAAACAATGTCTGCTATTATCACTGATCTGTTCAGGATACATAATGCCCAACAGTTCGTCGAGGCATTATCTGAACCAACAACCTCTACTCCTGCTGAAGAGTCAGCAGCTGAAGCAGGTACCCAACGTACAAGACTCTACTTCTTTATCGGAAGACCGCAAGAGTGGCGTGCATACCTAGAGCTTTATGCTATTAACAATACTTTCCAAGTGGGAGAGATTGTTTATCAAGGTACGTCATATCCTGGTGGTGCTTCTGTATATGGTACAGTCGAAAAAGTATTCCCAAATTCTGTTCTACTCTCTGGTGTCAACGGTACACAGGGTCAGAACTCTAACTTCGTTCCTGGTACTACCGTAACTGGTAACACTGGTGGTGCAACCGCTAAAGCTGGTGTGTGGAGGACTGGATCCGAAAACGTTCCTACACAACCATTTGACTCTCAAGAAGAGAAGTTCGAGATCTACGATGATATGATCTCACTTAAAAGGGTTAAGAAAGATGATTTAACATTCGTGGTTAAGCGTTATAACTTCGGTGCAAGTACAGTATATGATATGTACAAGCCCGATTATTCTAGTTCTAAGACTACTGCGACTGGTGCCACCTCATTGTTTGCTTCCACATTCTATGTGATGAATAGTAGCTATGAGGTCTTTAAATGTGTATATAACGGTCAAACTCCTACAGATCCTAACGGTGTAGTATCAGTTACAGAACCTACTAAGGTTCAGTCTATCTCTGGTATCTTCATCGAACCAGAAGATGCTGGTAACCCAGGATTCAGAACTGATGGTAAGCGTCCATATATTTGGAAGTATATGTACACCATCCCAACTGACAGTGTATTGAAGTTCTTATCAACTGACTTCCTTCCAATTATTGAAGAAGCTGCTGTTACTTCTGCTGCTGTTAACGGTGCGATTGACACTATTCTTATTACAGACTCTGGTACTAACTATGATGCTGGTACTTACTACACTCCAATTAAGGGTGATGGTTCTGCTGGAATCGCTAAACTTGTAGTTGATTCTGGTGCAATTGCGGAAGCAAGTGTACAGGCAGCTGGTACTAACTATACATATGCATCTATTAACCTAGGTGATGTATACAGTGACACTGGTTTAACAACTCCTTCAAACATTGACGCTAACAGTGACGCAACTGGTGGTGCTCTTGAAGTTATCATTCCTCCTCAGGGTGGACACGGTGCTGACCCAGTTGAAGAGTTGGGTGGTAAGCGAGTTATGATTAACACTCGTTTGACATATGATGAAGGAGAAGGTGACTTCCCAACAGATAATGACTTCCGTCGTATTGGATTACTCCGTGACCCATACAACTACGGTACTACAGACTTCGCTACTGCTGATAACCTAAGTGCAACTGGTGCATTAAAAGTACAAAGTCCTTCTGGAGATTTCTTTGTTGACGAGGAAATTTCACAGACATATACCTCTGGTGGTGCATCTGTAACTGCTAAAGGAACAGTTGTTTCTTGGAAAGGAACTGTAGATGGTGTAACATACAACATCGTTAAGTACTTCCAGTCTCCTGATCGTCACACTCATAACGGTGTTGTTTACCCATTCGATAACGGATCCGACGCTATTAGTGGTGCAGGATCACTTTCTACTGCTACGGTAAATAGTACATATAACACTCCTGGTGGACAGACAGATGGCGGTGTGGTTTTCTCAAGTGGCGTAGCTAACGCTGAAATTGCGAAAAACTCAGGCGATATCATTTACATTGAGAACCGTCGTGCTATCTCTCGTGCTTCTGACCAGATTGAAGATATCAAGCTCGTAGTCGAGTTCTAATTAAAGAGTCTTAAGAGATGCCACAAAATACTAACCTGAATAGAACCCCGTATTTCGACGACTTTGATGCGGGGAAGAATTTCTACAGGATACTTTTCCGTCCAGGATATTCAATCCAAGCAAGAGAACTGACTCAACTGCAATCTATGTTGCAGAGCCAATTGGAGTCGGTTGGTAACAGTATGTTTAAACAGGGTCAGATGGTGATCCCTGGTGAAGTGTCATATACAGACACTTATGAATATGTTAAGTTAAGTAGCGTCTCTCAAGTTGCACAAAGTGTAGACGGTGTAATTAATTTTGTTAAGTATAATATATCTCAACTGGTCGGTAAGGTACTTGTCGGTCAGACTTCTGGTGTTAAGGCATTTGTTGATAACTATGCATATGAAACTACATTAGATGCAGATACTATATTTGTTAAGTATATTAGTTCAGGTTCTGATAATATTGACGTTAAGTTCCGTCAAGGTGAATCTCTTAAGTTAGAAAACGCAACTACAGATAATGATCCTACATTGGTAGTAGGTTCTGATGGGATTAAACCCTCAGACAGTGCTGCAATGGGTTATGGATCTGCTGTAAACGTCCAAAGAGGTATTTACTTTATCAATGGTCATTTCGTTCAAAACGACGCTCAGACGCTAGTTTTATCGAAGTATGCAACTAACACCTCATTCAAAGTTGGTTGGTCTATTACAGAAAGTATTATTACTCCTGAGGATGATATATCCCTCAAGGATAATGCACAGGGTTATTCTAATTTCTCTGCACCTGGTGCACATAGATTAAAGATCACTTTAACTCTAGAGAAGTTTGAAATTGCAGCACCTTCAAATAAGAATTTTGTACAGTTAGTATATCTACAGCAAGGTAAGATTCAGAGGCAGATCAAACAAACTGCTCCTAGTCAGATAGAAGAAATACTAGCTAGAAGAACATACGATGAGTCTGGAGACTACGTAGTTAAGGCATTTTCATCAGATATTAAGGAATATTACAAAGCAGATGGTAGTGGATTCTATCAGCCTGATGCTGATGGTCTAGTTAATGGACATACTACTTCTGATGCTGCTAACAAACTAGTATTAAACTTAGGACCAGGTAAGGCATATATTCGTGGTTATGAGGTAGAGAACACAGAACCTAAGTACGTAGAATTAGATAAGGCAAAGGCAACACAGAATCGTGATACAACCCGTTTGTATGCGTCAAGTTTATCTCGTATTCCTCTTCGTGGAGTTGCAGGTTCTGCTCCTTTAAGTACTACTTCTGATGGTGAGGCAACTCCTTTCAAGAAAATAGATCTATATCGTAAGTTTATTGACTCTTTCTTAGGTGTTAATGCTATTGGTAATGGTACTAATGGTGTATATTCTGTATCAGACCTAAGGGGAAATATCTATAATAACGATGAAGGATTGATGACTGTCTGGGTATATCCAGGTGCACCTCCTTCTAATGGTGATCCAGTTGATCTTGCTAGTATAACTGATATTGTTTATACAGCACTATCCACTGGTGTTAAGAAGACTCTTTATCATTATAATGGTTCAACATATTCTCCAGTTGATGTTATAGCAGCACGTGCTAACGTCAGTTACAATATGGATACTGATGGTTCACTTGCTTGGGCTGGTGATGTAGCTGTTGGTGGAATGAATGAGAATAGCGGTGGTAATCCTACTCACGTCATTCAAGAGTTTATTTTAAGAGCATCTATTTCAACATTAAATAGTATCCACGCTTCTTACCAATCACAAGGACCAGTTAAACTAGGTGCTTCAGGTGGTGGTGGGCAAAATGGTATTACATTATATGGTAATAACAGTGGTAGTACATACTATGGAATGATCCTAGACTATACAGTACCAATGACACCTATTATTGGTCGTGCTATAGCTAGAGACTTTAAGTTTAGAAAAGCACCTAATGGATTCAATAAGACTGGTAATGTTATAGCATCTGGAAGTGCACAGGATTGTACTTTTGATTTGTCATACACAAACCCAATCCTATTCACGAAACTTAAATTAACAGGAAATCACGCTTTTGAAACTGGTGGTAACATCATTGGATCTATCAGTGGTACAACTGCTGTAGTTGAAGGTGGTTTATCTGTTGGACAGAATGACCCTGAGAATGCAACTTTATCTGCTGGTGGCACTCTTATGCTATCAAATGTTGTTGGTGCATTTGTAGAAGGAGAAGAAATATATGATGCAGATGATAGTGAGAAGTCTGCTGTTATTGCAGTCAACGGACGTATCAGTCATTTTGTAGTTCCTTATGGTGGAGAGAACTATGGTGCTGATGCTAACCTAGAATTGAAAGTTGGTGACAGACAATATCTAAGTAACTATATTGTTTGTGCTAGAAATATTGGTGCTAATGGTATTAACGGACAATCTGATTACATCCGTAATGTTAGATTGACAGAATTAGGAAGAAGAGAAATACTTGATACATTTGATGTTCCTCCACAACTAGAAGTTGTGGATACTGGTGGAACACATAGTGCTAGTGATGAGAATGCATATGTTAGGGCAGTACTATACACAGATACTATCCAGAACTTTGGTATAGAAGATATTCGTTCTGTTGGTATGCTTCACGGTGTAACCAGTAAGAAGTTTACTGGTGATATTCAGTATAGTGAACCAGATTCTACAGAACTAAAAACTATTACCAATAGTTTAGGTTATTCTGGTAAGACAGATACTGATTATGCTGAGGCAACAAACTACGCAGCACGTCCTGGTGATGAGTTATCAGAGGATGATCTTATACAGATCACTGTAGATGGTGTTACCTATAAGTATGAAGTTGCTAGAGCTTGTAACCCATCAACTGATAGACCAGGTAGAATATATCTAAAACAACGTCTTATAGCAGGTTTCCCTTCTAATACTATCACACGTGTTAGAGCAAAGATTGAAAATTCTGGTAAGTCAACACTTATATTGCCACTAGCTAACTCTAAGATTTCTACAGTTGTTGGTTCTGATGATGATAGTGGTATTACATACTACTCCAGAAGACAATTTATTGAGAACGTAACTATTGATGGTTCAAATAATACTGTTAGTCTTGCTGCACAGTTAGATTATGGTCAGCAGCAGTTCGTACCATTTAGCCAAGGTGATTATGTCATTGAGGTATATAATGCTGGTACTGATACTGTAAGATATAACGATAGTAGTGGTGATCTAGTAAGAGATGGTGACTTGCTATACTTAGATTCCTCTATGGTTAATGTAACTAGTGGATCTTCTACTAATAATGCTGGTGCATTGGCAATTACACTTCCTGAGAACTATTTTTGGCAATCTGGTGGACTACAACTCACTGGTATGAGATTGAAGGTTAATACTACCATTGAAACTACCAAAGCAAAACCAAAATTAAAGACAGCATCTAAGGGTAAGAGAATTTCTATTACTGCTGACTTAGATAATGATATTATTCCTATAAGGGGTGATGATTATGATAATCCTACAGGTCAAGTTAAATCATACTCTGACGTATATAAACTACTCTATGTGTATGAAGGTACTCCTGGAATTGCACCTACAGTTGATGAGAATGGAACTATACTAGGAAATACTGGTACAGATATTACAGACTTCTTCTTATTTGATGATGGTCAGAGAGATAACTTATATGACACATCAACACTTATTAGAAAACCTGGAGTTAGAATCCCAACTGGTACATTAGTAATTGGTTTTGATTACTTTAAACACTCTGAGGGAGACTTCTTTACAGTTGATTCATATCTACACGAAAATGGTGTTTCATACGATGAAATTCCTCAAGTCACATCTCTAGTACACGGTAAGAAGAGTCTTGCTGATGTCATTGATTTCCGTCCTTTGGTCGGAACCTCAGCTAGTATTCCTGGCTATGTGAACGCTTCTGTAATGGATCCTGGATCAAATGTTTCTGAAATTTATACGCAAGGTGGTGTTAGTGCTGCTCTTCCTGCTGACACTAAGACTAGCATTGGTACACCTTTTACCTTTAGTTGTGCTTATTCTTATTATGTTGATCGTATCGATACTGTCTATTTAAAGAAAGATGGTACTTTCTCAGTTAAGAAAGGTGCTGGATCTACAAACCCACAATCTTCAGTAAGTCTAGATGAGGCTATTAAAGTCTTTAAGATTTACATACCTGCATTTACAAACAACCTTAAGAAGGTCAAGATCTTCCCAATAGAGAATAGGAGATTCACAATGCGTGATATCCATAAACTCGAAAAGAAAGTTGAACGTCTTGAGCGTTATACAATGCTATCTGTTCTAGAGCAAGGTGCTCTAAACACACAAATTAAAGACGGTCAGACTGGAATGGATAGATTCAAGTCTGGATTTGTCGTAGATAATTTTGAAAGTTATACATTATCACATATTAATTCTGTTGACTATAAAGCAGCACTAGATCTAACACGTGGTACTTTACGTCCAGAATCAAATGAAACTACTGTATCTCTAGTAGAAAAAGATGCTTCATCTACAGCACGTACTCTTTCTAACTATGTCGTTAATCACGGTGTAGTAACTCTACCATTTACAGAGTCTATTCTATGCCAGAACATTTTTGCCACAAACACAACTATTGTTAATCCATTCCTTATATTCAACTATAAGGGAACCGTAGAGATTAGTCCAAATGTTGATCCTTGGTTTGATGAGTATGCTCTACCATCTATCAATAACAACGATAACCAAACTTTAGATCCACTAGAGATCTATGAGGATGGAACTAGTGCATTATCACAAATACACAACGTAACTCAATTAGCAGTTACAGGTAGTAGTACAGAATTTAGTAATGTTAATTCTCTAAGTTCTGATGCACCTGATCTACCAGAATCTGAAGTTGTACTAGCTACAACATCTAGTAGTTCTAACATTGCTGCACAGAATACTGAGGTTCCACTTCAGCAGTCTTCAACTACTGTTGGTGAGCAAACAATCAGTACTGCTATTACACTATATGTTGCTGAACAATATATTGAATTTCATCTACGTAGGATGAAACCTAATACTAGGATATATCCTTTTATTGATGGATTAGATGTTTCCGATTACATAGTACCAGATCGTAACTATTCAGGAATGCCTGGTTCATCTCTTAGAAATTGGGGTGATACTCTAGTTACTGATGATACTGGTGCAGCTACTGGTATTATTTTGATGCCTTCAGGTAGAAAGCCAACTAAAGGAACACAATATGAAGATGTTCTAGATTCAGTACAATGGGATACTAATGCTCAAGGATTGCGTTTCCCCTTAGGTGATAAGAAGATTAAATTTACAAGTAGCAATACTAATTCTGCAAGTCCTGAGTCACACGCTGTTATAACCTTTAAAGCTAGTGGTACAAGTGCACCAACTCCAAATGATATTATTGCTTTAGAAGATGTCGATACTGCTGATAAGGTGGATGGTACTCAGTATACTGAGAACATCTTAAATCCAGATGTTAGTGTATCTGACCCTCTAGCACAGACATTCCGTGTTGAGAGTTTTGATGGTGGTGTGATGGTATCATCTATTGATCTTTATTTCTCAACAAAAGATACTTCACTACCTGTCACTATTAAATTATCTGATACTATCTCAGGTAGACCAACTAAGAATATTCTTCCTGGTTCTACTTCTGTAATGGAATCTAATACTTACATTAGAGTCATTACTAGTGGTAGTCATACATTACTTCTAAATGAGATTATTGAGGGTGATACTTCTAATGCTCAAGGTCCGTTGATTGGTGTACTTGATTCTCAGAATCAACCAGTACCTGTAGTCAACGATACTTTTACCTTAGGTACATCACAAGTTTATACTCTGATCCTAGGAGATCACAACAAGGAAGATTTCATAGCTGGTGAACCAATAGTTGTTACTTCTCTAACTGTTGCAAACAATACAAGATCTGGTGATGACATCGTTAAGATGCAAATCGTTCTTGACTCTGGATACATTTCAGAGATCGTTGTTGATGATATGGGTGATGGATATGCAGGTTCCACAACTGTTACAATTGAGTCACCTCAATTACCTGGCGGTATTACTGCAACTGCTGTTCCACAAATTACTGATCAGAAGGTATATGAAATACAACCTACTTTAGGTGGTAGTGAGTATACTACTGCACCTAGTGTATTGATTGTATCTGCTGCTGCAACTCAACTTGCAGAAGGTAGGGCAGTGCTTAAGATTACTAAGCCTGCTGTAAGAATGGGTGTAGCTACATCTGATAAAGCACTTATTCCTACTAAGTTCCATTTCCAATATCCTATCTACCTAGAGAATGATAGAGAGTATGCTGTAATTGTAGAAAGTAACAGCACAATCTATCAAACATTCATCTCTAGATTGGGTGAAACTGAAATTAATTCTAACTCTACTGTTACCACACAACCTTTACTTGGATCTCTATTTAAGTCACAGAACTCTAACCTCTGGACAGAGAACCAGTATGAGGACTTGAAGTTCGATCTTTATATGGCACAGTTTGATACTACTCAGAGTGGTGTCATCAACCTAGTCAATAAGGATCAGGGATATGAACCACTTCAAGCAAATCCTATTGAAACAAATTCTCTTGGTTCTAATATCACTACCAGTAATTTGTTTGCTGCTAACAATAAGGTTATCAAAGTCTTACATAGAAATCACGGTCTAAACGCAGGTTCCTTCGTTGCTCTTAAAGATTCAGCAGCTGTAGGTGGATTCTCCGCTACTGCTTTAAATCGTCAAATATTCTCAGTCTTATCAGCTGGGATTGATTTCTATACTGTTGGGATGTCCACAACAGCAGGTGGTAGTGTAATTGGTGGTGGCCTTAACGTTAAAGGATTAGGTCAGACCAAGTATGAAAAAGCACTACTTAAAGTAGATTCTCTAGATTTCCCAACTACTATGTTGGATACTACAGTTACATCTACTCTAGTTAAACCACTCGATTCTGCTGTAACTACCGTTGACTATACACCAGATTCTCCTCTACCTGTTATTCTTAACAAGGAGTACTATTTCCCAACTCAAAGAGTTGTAGCATCTAAATTAAATGAAAAATTATTCAGTAGTAGACTTAACAGTCAAAAAACGTTTATCCTTACCGCAAATCTTAGCACTCACAATGCTAATCTTTCACCCATCATTAGTCTAAAAAATCCTAAGGCTATATTAACAAATAACCGTATTGAAGCTTCAGGTGGTAATGAAGATAGGTATGGTAGAAAAATACAAGAAGTAGAATTGCATAAGACAGTAATGCTCCGTTTGATGGATAGTGCTGGTAGCCCTAGTACCTTAGGAACATCTGCTGCATTAGAAGTTACTAATGGTATTGGTCAAACTATTAAAGGAAAAACCTCAGGTACTAGAGCAATCTTATCCTATTGGGATAACTCTAGCAATCCTGGTGAATTGTATGTGAGAGTTACAGAAGGTGATGGATTCGTTCTTGGTGAAGAAATTGAGTTTGGTGGATCCTCTACTTACAATGCTGACCTGAATGGTGACACTGGTACTACAGGTGCTGCCTCAGGTAACCTTAATCTAGTTAAACCTATTAAGATTACTGGTACTTTACCATTAGCACAATTGAATGTTATACCAGGAACCAAACTTGCTAATAGTGCTGATCTTAAGACAGGTGCTGTAACACGTTGGAACCAAGAAAACTATAGATTAATTTTCACATCAAATGATTCATCTTTTGATAAGAGTGACTTAATTGGTTCAGGTGCTGTATCCGATGGACTATATGAAGGTGGTGTTTCTATCATTAATGAGAACTTTAAAGTTCCCGTTAGCATTAAGAACATCTACACATCATATGGTTACCTTTATACACCAGACAGGTTAAAAAATTCCTCTAACGTAGCTACATATGTTACAAAGGAAATCTCAATCGACAATCCTGGTAATAGCATTAACCTTGTATTAAATGCTGCACTCCAAGAGATTGATGATGTCACCGTGATGTTCAAAACTAAGAGGTCATCTCAGCAGATATACTTTAAGGATATCAACTGGGAATACTTCAATGCTTCTGGTGTTGCAGACATTGAAGTCACACCTTCTAGTGGTACTAATTTCTCTCCAACTACTGAGTCTCAATCAGACTTCAAAGAATATAACTATTCTGTAACAGGATTGAAGGAATTTAGTTCATTTGCTATTAAAATAATAATGAAGAGTAGAAACCCTGCTCTACCTCCTCGAATTCGAGATCTCCGTGCAATTGCAACTTTCTAATTATGTCTACAAGATCAAATACTATTAACGCTTTACGTGCTTACTATCAAGGTCAAATTGAGAAGCACAAAGCTAATGTTGAAATATATTTACAGAACCCTGCTGGTATTGGAGAACATTCCGATATCTTGGGTGCTATGGAAGTTGAGATTAATATGATCGCACAATGGGATGAGAGACTTCAAGTGATTGAAAGGTATTTTGCGGATAGATGAAAGTTACAGGTCACCCAAATCTAAACAAAGATTCTCTGACTGGTGCTGTAGTCAATACCGATAAGAATGCTTTTGAAGCGTATAAGAGGCAAAGAGCACTAGCTCTTCAATCTACAACGAATGCTGAGGATTTAACTCATCTGAAGCAAGAAATAGATGAGATGAAAGCACTTTTAAAAGAAGTCCTTTCAAAACTATAAATACTCACATAGGAATCGACTAAAGCAATGGCTCTAACAAGAATCAGAAGAACTGGTTTGAACGATGGGCTGGTTAGTGACTCAAAGCTAGATAGCGGAGTTGGTACCCAGGCAGTCACCACTTCTACTATTAGAAACGGTGCAATTACTACGTTAAAACTAGCTGACAATAGTATTACAGTTCAGAAACTAAGTTCTACTGGTGGACTAGAAGCTGTTGGAACAGCAGTTATACAGGATGGTGCTGTCACACCACCAAAGATAGATGGAACAAGTACTTTTAATTTCAACGCAGCATCTGTAGCTACCACACTATCTGTTACTGGTAAGGTTGGTAGAGATGATGCTAGTGGTACAGACGTTGCTGGATCTGATCTAATCATTTCAGGTGGAGCATCTACTGGTTCTGCTTCAGGTGGATATTTACGTATTAAGACATCACCTGCTGGAGGAGTTACTGGTAGTGGACTTAACTCACTAACTGATGCACTAGTTGTTACAGGAGAAGGTAAGGTTGGTATCGGAGTTGGGACACCAACACAAGATTTAGAAGTTGCTAATAATGTAATAATCAATGGTGAGTTGACTGTACTAGGTGGTACTTCAACAATAACCACAACTAACACTGTAATTGGTGATAAATTAATTGAACTCGGTAACGGTATTGTAGGGGCACCAACTGGTGACTCTGGTTTAGTTATTGAGCGTGGTTCTGAAGATAATGCATTTATTGGATTTGACGAGTCAGAAGATAAGTTTGCAATAGGTACTGGTAGTTTTACTGGTAGTACTGTTGGTGATGTTACCTATACATTAGGTACACTACAGTCTAATATTGATGCAGTTGAAGTTGATGTATCGGGTGCTAACTCATATGTCAAGTTTGACGGTGCAGTCGTAACAATGGAACCAACAGGTTCTAACGTTGCATTGTTCAAGTTAGATCCTACCAACAACAAGATCGGTATTGGACAAGATCCAAACAACGCTCTTGCTCAGATAATGCAAGTCAATGGTACTGTAGGTGCTACAGCATTCATTGGAGATGGTAATGGACTAACTAACCTGTCTGGTTTCACTGGTGCTGGTGACGGTACTGAGGCTATTCCAGGTATTAGTTTCTATCAGGATCAGGACAATGGTTTCTACCGTCCAGGAGCTGACCAAATGGGGTTGTGCTTGGGTGGAAATGAAAAAGTTCGTTATGATGATACTGCTGGTGGATCCTTAATTACAGTTAAGGAGATACACGGATCTGATGCTGGTACAGCTACTACTGCTTCTATTACAGCAGCAGTTATTGACTCATTTACTTCTGCTACTTACAGTAGTGGTAAGTATGTTGTCCAGTGCACATCTGGTGCATATACTCAGGTAAAAGAAGTTCTCATTCTTCACGATGGAACTGACATATATGTTGAGGAATATGCAACTGTAACCTCAGGTGGTATTGCACAGGGTGGTCTAGGTACCATCACTGCTCAGTACAGTGGAGGGAATATTGAAATTATCTTCACTCCAGTATACGCTACGAATACTATCAAGTATTTCAGAGACCTCATTACTGCCTAGTATAAATAAAACCGAGAACCTATAAGTCTAATGCCAGTAAGAACTGTAGACAAAAATTTTACCTTTGAACAACAACGTGTCGAGATCAACGAGATCGGTGTTGACAGTGGTGATTTTTCTGGCAAAATTATTGCCCAGTCTGTAGCTAACAATTTAGTTGCTCAGACTATAACTGATTGTCTTCTTGAATTAGACACAGAATTAGGTCCGATTGCTTCTATCACTGGAGAAATTCCAGCTAACGATAAAGACAATGTTGTTGAAGCGATCAACTATATCACTACTACTATTATCAAAAGTTTGTCTAACCTGACTACTGCTGATAAAACTAGTATTGTTAATGCACTCAATGAACTAGATCAAGATGTAGGTAACCTTGCAGGTTTATCAGCAAACATTGCTGACCATACCAGTTTGGTGGCTGCTCTTAATGAAACAAAGGATATCATTATTGGTGTTCTTTCTAATTTAAGTACGGTATCTAAATCTAGTATCGTCAGTGCTATCAATGAGATTAAAGATATTACTATCGGTAATCTTACTAACTTAACTACTCAAAACAAAGCAAACCTCGTTAATGCGATTAACGAATTGCAGGCTGAGGTGAATACCCTTGCTGCACAGGTCGGTGTATCTGTTGAAGCTGGTCTTGACGCTACTGCACTTGCTATCGCTCTCGGTTAATTAACAATGGCAAATAAATTTACCTCAACATCAAAACAAAACGTAGGAACATCTACGACTTCCATATACGCTGTTAAACTTACTGGTACACAAACCGAGAAGCAGACTGTTGTAATTGGATGTAACTTATCAAACACTACCCAAACGGCGGTGATTGCTGAAGTATCTATTAATAGGTATCCAGCATTTAGTATCGATCCTCAGTATCCTAAGGATGATGTGATGATCGTAAAGAACGTTCCCATCCCTGCTGGATCAGCGTTTGAAGTTATGCAGGGACAAAAGATTATTTTAGAATATAACCCTGACGGTTATAGAGATTCAACTCCAGCAGTCAGTGATACTCTTGCTGCTAACGTAACATCTCCTAGTATTGTATCAATCACTATCAGTGACAACACAGGTCCAAAATTACTTGCTTTAGATTATATTAAAATCAACAATGAGATTATGAAGATTACTTCACTAGCTGGTGCTGGTGATACTACTCTCAACGTTGATAGAGCACAAGCAAACTCAACTCCTACCACTCACACATCTGGTGATGCTGTAGTTAAAGTGGATGTAGGACTGGGTGACGAAATTTTAGTTAAATGTGATACTGTTAGCTCCCTAGATTGTATAGCTAGCATTATGGAGGTATCAGTGTAATGGCATATCTTGGTCTTAATCCAGAAGCGTACGTCTCAAAGATCAAGGAAATCCAAAACATTTCCTCACAGTTCGATGGTACTACTGATAATTTTATTTTACGTACGACGAACAATGACCCTGTAACAGTTGGTCAAACAATGCAATTGACAGTATCCTTAAACGGGGTACATCAACAACCTAATACAGGTAGTTCTTCTAGTGCTCCAGGTTCATTCTGGGTACAAGGAGAGAGAATCTATTTCTCTGAAGCACCTTCAGTAGGTGATACCTTCTTTGGACAGGTACAGAGTTCTGTAGTTAATAATATGGATCGTTCAGAGATCTTCTCTGAAACGTTTACTGCTAATGGTGTTGACGTTGATTACGTAATGTCAAAGGCAGCTCCTAACCTTAATGCCATTATGGTTACCATAGATGGTTTGGTGCAGCATAAAAATGCTTATACCTTGGTTGGACAAAACTTAACTCTACGTTTTGACAATGCTCCAGATATCAATAGTGAAATTGAAGTCACCCACATTGGTTTCTCATCCTCACTTGTTGGACCTACCAGTGCGGTATCTTCTTTCTATGGAAGATCTGGTGCTACTGAACTTCTAACAACTGATGATATTAATGTAAGAAATATTGATTGTTATGGAAATATAGGTGTTAATAATTTTAGTCCATCATATAAAGTTGACATCGATAGTGCTGGAAGTTCTAATGCATTACGAGTTAAAGCAAATACTCTACCAAAAATTACTCTTGAGTCTGCTGACACAGGTGGTAAGACAGAATTAGTTCAGAATGGTGATAACTTTCATTTGTTTGCAGTTGTTGGTGGTGTAACTACTGATATCCTAGTATCCGATGGAACCTATATTACTACTGCTAATTCTCTTGGATCCCTTGCAGATAGGACTACTGTTAACGTTGCTGCTGATTCGACTGCTCCTTTACAGGCTTTAAACGATAACTCAACTAAACTAGCTACCACAAGTTTTGTTCGTCAAGAACTTAATGATTTGATTGGGGCGGCTCCAGGAGCACTCAATACATTAAATGAGTTAGCTACTGCATTAGGAAATGATGCTAACTTTAGTACTACTATTAATAACAGCATTTCTTTAAAAGCAGATGCTAGTAATGGTATTATTAATACAGCAACACTTAATAATGCTACCATACAAGGTGTAACCATTCAGGCAGATCCTGGTGGTCCAGTACCTAACAGAATTCGTTTAGGGAACATTATATTCCCTGCTACATCCACTGCTGACCTTGGATACAATTTAGTTGTAACTAGTAGTAATGGGGACGGCACTGTCGATATGGATTTCAGTGATCGCAATGAGATGCGAGACATCTGGCTGTTCAGCTAAATACTACGGAGGCTACTAGTATACAATGGCACTTTCAAGGGGAAATTTAACGTACAACAACAAGAATATACAGTTTGTACCCAATACAACTGCAGCTCCTATTTACGTTAATCCATCTACTACAAAAACATATCTAAAAGGTTTCGTCATTTTTAATGGTGCAACCACAACTGAAACTGTCAACTTGTACTACGTTGAAGATAATGTAGGTGCATTAGACACTTTAGATGTATCTACGAAACCACAACAGTTTCTTAGACAGGAGCTAGCATCTGGTGAAACGTTTTACGTTGAACTAAACTATCCTATTGTCCTAACGGATGAGAACGATGCTGTTTTTGGTTTGACAGATTCGTCAAACAAAGTAACCGTAATATTAATCGGTGATAAGGAATCATAATGTCTTTTCGTATCGGTAATCTAAAGACCTTAAATTACGAAAGTCGGTTAGACAATATGACCGATGAAGGACATTTGCGTCCTTTTTATGATACTTCAAGAATTAGGAAATCTCAGTACGAGCCAGTACGTAACATCACAGTTACTCCTCAGAACGGTGATCCTGTAATTAATCACGATCTAGACACTCAAGGAAAACTAACCTTAAACTTGGGTGAGTATACATTACAATCTAATGTCACTGGTGACGCTATCATTACTGTGCAGTTTACTGCTTGGGGTGCTGGTGGAGGTGGTGGTGTTGACAGTGGAAGTATTGGTGGTGCAGGTGGATATGTAGCTGGTGGTTTAGAATTAAAACCTGGCGAAACATATCATATCTGTGTTGGTGGAGCAGGTGATCCTCGTTCTACAAATGCTGCTACTGCTGGAGAATGTGGTGGTGGTCTCGGTGGTATCTATGGTGCAAGATATGGTGGAAGTGGTGGTGGATTCTCAGGAGTCTTCCGTAATTCTGCTGTTCAATCTAATGCATTATTGATTGCTGCTGGAGGCGGTGGTGCTGGTGCTGATCAGAGAGGCGGTGCTGGTGGTGCTCTTAATGGTCAAATAGGTCAACTATTCGATCAAAGAGGAGGAGGTGGAGGTAGTCAATCCGAAGGTGGATTTGCTGGTTTCACAGATTCCATAGATGGTGGTTCTCTCACTGGTGGTAGAGCAGGTATGTTGCTCATCTATCCTGGTGGTGGGGGCGGTGCTGGCTACTACGGAGGTGGTGGTGGCGGTTCAGGAGATACCAATGGCCACGGGGGTGGTGGAGGATCTTCATATATAGATCAGACTAGAATACAAGCTGGTTCAACTTTAGGAGGGACAAACGAAACTCCTGGCAATAATGCTGATGCAGATAGAGGTACCTCAGGACAAGGTGGTGCTCAAGGTACATCTGGCACAAACGGCAAATTACTTATCATTTAAGAAATGGCATACTTAGGCGTAACACCAAAGATAGGTAACATCCGTAAATTGGATGACATAGCTACACAGTTTAATGGTGTGTTGACTACTTTTAATTTACGTGTTGGTGGACAAGTAATATATCCTGGATCTCCTTTACAGTTGCTTATATCACTTGGTGGTGTAATGCAAGAAGCAAACGTTGCTTTCCAAATTAATAACGATCAATTAACATTTTCTGATCCTCCTAATCCAGGTATTGATTTCTTTGGATTGGTTATTGGAGATACTATAGATGTTGGTGAACCTTCTGATGGTACTATTAGTGCTATCAAATTGAACCAAGGTGCTACCTTTACTATGGGTGGACTGGACGTTACTGGTGCTACTAACTTAGATAGTACAACACTCGTAATTGATAATATTAATCACCGTGTAGGTATCGGAACTGCAAACCCGACTGCACGTCTACATTTGTCTGCTGGTGATATACAGTTAGACAATAATAAAGAATTTAAGTTTGGTGTTACTGCTAATCAAGCTAGAATAGCTGGTGGTGATGGATCATTGTTATTGAAACCAGATGATGCAACTCTTCTAGGATCTATACAGTTAAACAATACACATCCACTATTCAACAATACAGTTTCTCTTAAAGAGAATGGTAACTTTAGTGAGATCAGTACAACTAATCAAAATATTAGTTTCCATATTAGTAACCAAGCAAGTCCAGCATTAGAAATAAGAGCATCTTCAATATACAATAATTACGATACTCATATTCCTCTAACTCTTACTGTCACAGGAGATATCTCTACTTCTTCAGTGCTTAAGATTGGTACAACAAATAATTCAGACCATATTAATATCACAGATAAAACTGGTATTAGTGCTGGTACATTAACTACAACATCTGCAACCGAAGCATTTGATACTTTAGTTGCTGCAAATGTACGTGGTGCAAAATATACAGTATATGCTTCACACGGTGGACACGTCTCAACCAGTGAAGTAATTCTTACTCACGACGGAACCGATGCATTCGTGACAATGTTTGGTGATGTCCATTCAAATCCAGGAGTTGCAGTAGCTACATTTAGTGCTGCAATGAATGGTGCTAATCTAGAACTCTCTGTAACTGCCACAATAGGAACCTTTATTCAGTTCACAAGAATCACAATGAATGTCTAGTTGTATAAATAACTGAAGAAAACCTAATATACCGATATATCGGGGGGACAGGGAACCACGATGGCAACGTCAAACGTAAATTTTAACGCCAAGAACGGCTTGTCCGTTGCTGGTACAGAAGTTCTTGATGGATCAAGAAACCTAAGAAATGTCGCAACAGGAAACGTAGTTGGCGACTTAGACATCGGTGGAGATGTCAACTTGACAGGTACTGCTAAGACCCTGAAGATCGGTGGTGTGGGCATCACATCTAGTATTGCAGCACTCTCAATTGCCTTGGGCGGTTGAGGGATTTTTATTATTTAATTGTCACAAGATAAAACAAGGGACTACCAATGGCAAAAAAATTAGTCAGTGACTATGTATTTACCCCATATGATAACGTTACATTAACGGGTGGTACAGTCGCTATTAGAGATAACATATCAGGAGAAAGAATCCTTCTGATTACTAACGTTACCGATAACGAGATTCTATACAACTTCTCAGACCCTACAAAGGGATTCCAAACTGCTGCTAACCAGACAGGTTGTGATTACAATGAGGACTTTGAAGAAACCGTTATCACACTGGCCGCAGATACCAGTACAATGGACGCAACTGATAAGTTGCAGATTTTCGTCGAATCAGACTATACAACGTTTGAACCGTCTGAAACTCTAGTTGACCCAGTGTCAAAAATGAGAGTTTCAAACCCTGAAACGATGATTGACACCGACTTTGAGTACGGGCCACAGGCAACTAAGTGGGAAACTCTACAGTTGGTTAACAACATTCCTTCTACTTACTCTGCTACATCAGACACAACAATTCCTTATATTCAGACTGTAGAAGTTACAGCTAACTCTGACGTTGTAACTGTTACTACTCTGTATGAGCACAGTCTTACATCTGGTATTCCTATTGTTGTATCTGGTCTTGCATCTACAACTGCTGAAGGTTCATACCTAATTCAGTCTGTACCTAGTGCAACTACCTTCACATATAAGGCACGTGCTACTCAGGCAATTAGTGCTGACATTTCAGGTTCATATACAAGTATTATTCCAGGTCTGTTCTACGAAGGTTCTGCCATTAGTCTTCAAACAGATAAGGGTATTCTTGCTGATACATTTGAATATGATGTTACTGTCGTAGCCGTTGGTGGACAGAACTACTTTGCTCTTGATGACTCTATTGTTGGTACATCAGTCTTTACCGTTAATAAGAACGGTATGTACATCTTCAATGTACACGATGCATCTAACATAGGTCACCCATTTAGAGTATCTACTACTGCTGATGGTATCCACGGTGGTGGTGTTGCATACACAGATGGTGTATACACTAATGGAACAGAAGGTACTACTGGTTCCTATGTTCGTATATACGTAACAGATAATACTCCTGCCACTCTGTATGCATATGATGCACAGGCTGGTAACACAGGTGTTGGATTTGAAATGTCCTTCACACCTGCAACAACTTCTAAAGTTGTTCTTTCAACTTCATTCGAGAATGGTTTTGCTAACGGTACTGCATTGTACTTCGTTAACACAATCTCTCCTAAGATTCTACAAGTTAACAACACAACAGCTACTGCTGCTGACTCTAGACCTGTAGTTGATTATGAGGATACAATCACTGCGACTATCACACCTGATATGTCACAGTTCCAACCATATGACCATAAACCAACTGGTCTTTGGACAGTTAATGATGGTGATGTTGACTATACTAACCATACAATTACCTTGAAGGGTAGTAACGCTAACTATATGCGTTCTAGGTATTGCTTACTTTACTATCCAAACCCAGGTGACTATTGTATTGAAAACTTACAACGTCACGGTGTCTACCATACTCGTGTAGAATCTACATCATCAGCTGATGGTGGTACAGCTGTAATTAAACTTTCAAATGCTTATTTCTCTGCTGGTTCTGGTGGTAATCCAGGTTCCAATGGTATCATCAATATTACAAACGATAGTAGTTCACTTCAGAATAACGCAGCTACTTACAACTATGGTAAGCACAACTTTGCTCTAGTACATAGATACGTTTCCGATGAGAAACCTTGGTGGGACTGGTACTGGAGATATAGATGGTCTGCTTGGAACTTCGGTTCATCACACTCAGGATATGACTTTGCTGAAATATCCAGTAACAGAGGTATGTCCAACTCTCAGTGGAATAGAGCATACTTCTTAACAATGAACCGTCGTCAGTACAATGGTTCAGGTAACTTAAACAACTCTAACTACGACGGAAGATTTTACAACCCTTGGTACAATGGTAGTAACTCAGTTTGGGGATACAGCCCAGGTTGGAACTACAATGACTACCTACCAGAAGAGCCAACTACTCTAACAAATGGTAACTGGGGTCCTATGTACGATAGAGACACCTATCGTTCAAACAGATATCGTTATAACTACTCACTAGATTCAGGTAATGGATTCCACTTCCGTTATGGATATGACTGGTGGAATGGATACTATCGTGGACACGGTTCTTGGGTATATGGACATAACCAAGATTACTATGGTAACGCTTACTTGATGTTAGTACAGGATCGTTCAAATGATGACGATACTTTCTACGTTGAGAACCACGGTGCTGTAACTAACGACCAAATCGTTATTACTAAGACTGCTGGTGATGATCCACGTTACTATTATAACAATGATGGAATCACAAACCTATCTCTACCAGCTACAGTATATGCTGAGAGAGTAGATGATAACAGATTTAGAATTAAAGCAAGTACAGGTTCATCTCCTTATAGACTTCTAGATGCTAGAGGTACATATGGTATGACTGGTCTATTTGTTAACCCAACAAAGAACACTGTCTACTATCAGAACCATAACTTATCCAACGGTGAGCGTGTATTCTACACAACTGCTGGTACTTCAATAGGTAACCTAACACCTAACCAAACTTATTACATCCGTGTAGCATCAAATGATAGATTCGTTCTTGGCAACAGTGGTTCATTCTCCTATCCAGGCGGTGAGCAAGACCTCACTTCAGCTGGATCTGGTACTCAGGTCTTCGAGAACCAGACTGCTGCTTTTGGTGCGACTGACGGTGCTTACAACGTATCTCTCGTCAAGAGTGAAACTCAACTCGTTGTTGACGTTCCATTCCAGATCGTCCCAACAACTAAGACGTTCGATGCGAGAGACACTGGATCAGGTGGTATTGTTGACACAACAAACCATACGCTTACGGTAGTAGATCACTTTATGAGAACTGGTCAACGTGTAATCTATCAAGATGCTGGTGGTACAACCATTGGTGGATTGACAGATAACAGAGACTACTTCGTTATCGTGATTGACCAAGACCACATCAAGTTGGCAGAATCTGCTGCACTTGCTGTTGCTGGTACTAACGTAACCTTCACAACTGGTGGTTCACAAACACCTGCACAGAAACTGATCCACACCAATATGGATGGACAGGTTGTAGGTAATGGTACTATCGCATTGAATACTGGTTCACGTATCGCAACTGGTACTGATACAACCTTCACACGTTACTTCAAAGTTGGTGATGTATTCAGATATGTCAACAACAACTCTCCTACAACATTCACAATTGTAGAGACAACCATTTCTGCTATTAAGGATGACACTGAACTCCTAATGGCTGACGCATCAGCCTTCACAACTGGTGCTGTTAACTCTGCTGGTAACACTGAGTACTTCATCGATACTTCGATCTATGTACGTCCAGATGGATACTTCCTACACAGACCGTTTGACGGTGGTATGGATATCGGAACCAGTAAGTCACCTGATGGTCAAATTTGCAGACAGACACGTAGATACTTCCGTTACCAGTCAGGTAAAGGTATACAGGTATCACTCGCTATCAACTTCGCACCGAAGAATCCTTCTATCCGTGCTTGGTATGTACCATATGTTGATGGTACTGTTGTACACCGTGTTGCAGTACAAACGAAACTCCCACACAACCTTGAGGTTGGTACAAACTGTGAGTTCGTTGATGCTACTGACAACAGTTACAATGGATCCTATCCTGTCGCATACATCTATGACGCATTCACATTCAGTTATAACCTAGATCAGGCACCAACTTCGTCTGCTGCTGGTGGATTTACTGGATACCACGTAATTAACTGGACTAACTCTAGTGTACGTGCTGGTATGTTTGACTTCCAGAACGGTATGTTCTTCGAGTATAATGGTGCTGTATTGAGTGCTGTACGTCGTAGTTCAACTACTCAGTTAACAGGTCGTGTATCTGTAAGTAGGGGTTCTAACGTTGTAACAGGTTCTGATACATCATTCCTATCACAGATACAACAAGGTGAGTACATCGTTATTCGTGGACAGTCACATAAGGTTATCCGAGTTGTTAACAACGATAGCTTGATCATTCAGCCACAGTACAAGGGTATTACTGCTGCAAACATTATTCTAACTAAGACAATCGATACCAAGATCCCTCAAGGTGAGTGGAATGTCGATAAGTGCGATGGTTCTGGTAAGTCTGGATTCATTCTAGACATCACTAAGATCCAGATGGCATATATGGATTACTCTTGGTATGGTGCTGGTAAGATTCGCTTTGGATTCAAAGATCAAAATGGTCACGTCAAGTACGTACACGAATTCAAGCACAACAACCGCTTGACTGAAGCATACTTCAGATCAGGTAACCTCCCTGCTCGTTACGAGATTCACAACACTGGAATTCCATCATACATTCCAAGTCTGTTCCACTGGGGTACTTCTATCATCACTGATGGTCGATTTGACTCTGACAAAGCGTACCTCTTCACAGCGTCTGGTAACTTACTTAAGTTCACCAACGAAGTGTCACAGAACGCAACTACTCAGTCGCAATCAATCGTTCGCTCGCAGTGGCAGATCGGAGAAGGTTGGTCACGTAATATGAGATTCTATCTCAGAACTTACTTCCCAACTGGTGAGTCATCTAAGCTAACACAGGGTACTACAGTGTATCAGGCAAGTGTAGCTAACGGATGGTTCGTTGACGGTCGTGCAATCTACAGATCAAGAATCTCAGGTGGTAACCTAGAGGTTGACTTCCAGTACATCGATTCTAACGGTAACACAACGTTCCAGTATAACCAAGGTGTTAGCATTATTAACAATGCTCTTGGTAATCCAGCAGTTCCGAACAGCACACAGTTCGCTGTTGGTGCACCATCTGGTACTGACAACACCGTTCCTTCGCAGATACCTCTTGTATCAATTAGACTGTCACCTTCTGTTGACTCGTCTCTATCTGGTAACTTGGGTGAACGTGAGATTATCAACCGAATGCAGTTGCAGCTCAACTCTCTCGACGTTGTTAACACACACGAGTGCGAAGTAAAACTAATCCTGAACCCATCTCTATCAACTGACTCTTACTTAGACGTGGCACCTCCATCTCTATCACAGTTGATTAAACACACGAATGACGACACCTACGCTGGTGGACTTGAGATCTTCTCCTTCCGTGCTGCTGGTGGTCAGATTGACAACACAGGTAAGCGTGGTACAGGTGCTACTTCCTACGATATTAGTTCTATCATTGAGATGGGTAACTCCATCCTTGGTGGTGACGGTATCTTCCCGAACGGACCTGACCTTCTAACGGTTACCGCAGAACCTGTTGACTTGACGGGTGTTGATAACTCCAACCCATTCACAGTTACAGGACGTATTTCTTGGAGTGAGTCACAGGCATAACCTTGACACTTCGATAAATATCGCATATAATTGGAGGGTTATAACAACCCTCCTTTTTATTTTCTATTAATAAAAATGACTACTGACAAAACTTCAGAATTAATTCTAAACTTCTCAACTCAAATGAAAGATCTTATGAAGGAGATCTCTGAGTATGAACAAAAACTTAACACAGCTAAAGAAAGATATTTAAAACTTCAAGGTGCTGTTGAAGGTCTAAACATTCTACAAGATCAATCTGCACCTGTAGCGACAGATGAAGAAGCACCAGAGCGTGAACTCCTCAACGAAAGCTAAGTGGTATAATCACCATTTCATATCTGTCTAAATAGAAAGGAAGGGTAATATTGTGTAATGGCAAAACCTAGTACGAGAGCAGAATTGCAAGCATACTGTAAGAGGCAGTTAGGGGAACCTGTACTGCAAATTAACGTAGCTCAAGAGCAGATAGATGATCTGACGGATGATGCTTTCCAGAAGTTCTCTGAGTGGACTTACAACGGTGCTGAGAAGATGCTTCTTAAGCACGAGGTTACTGCTGCTGATGTTACACGTTTTCAAACTCAGAACCAGACTACTACGGTAGCTGGTAGCTCAACTGAGTGGACAGAAAGAGATAATTATATCCTAGTTCCTGAACACGTATATGGTATTAGCCGTATATTTGGTATCAAGTCTAGTGGTATAAGAGGTAATTTATTTGGTATAGAATATCAGATCTTCTTAAATGACTTATATCATTTTGGTGCTGTTGATATACTTAACTACTATATGACCAAGAGCTATCTTGAGACTCTTGATTTTGTATTGAATAATGGAACATTTATTCAGTTTAGATTCAACCAGAGACAAGACAGACTTTATCTCGACACTGCTGCTGAGGATATGAAAGCAGGTGAGTTCGTTATCATCGAATGTTATAGGGCATTAGATCCTACAACATATACTGATATGAACAACGATCCCTTTATGAAGAAGTATCTCACTGCTCTTATTAAGAAGCAATGGGGTATCAACTTAACTAAGTATCAGAACATTCAATTGCCTGGTGGAGTCACCCTCAACGGTGAAAAAATATATTCGGAGGCAGTTCTGGAGCTAGAAAAGATTGAGAGTCAAATACTTTCAACTTATGCTATTCCACCCCTTGACCTTATTGGATAATGCCTACTAGCACCTATTTCCCTACCTTACACGGTGGCACTACTGGTGAACAAGGTCTCATTCAAGACCTAGTTGACGAACAGATTAAACTATTTGGTAGTGATGTCAAGTACATCCCTCGTATAATGGTTCAAGATCAAGTGATGAATGATGTCACTTTATCAAAGTTTACAACTATATACACAGTGGAAATGCTTCTACAAAACGTAGAAGGATTTGGTGGTGTTGGTGCTGAACTTGCAACTAAGTTCGGTCTACGTATCACTGATGAGGCAACATTTATTGTCTCAGTTAATCGGTGGGAAGAAGTAGACGCAGCAAATCCATCTCTCCCAGATCGACCAAATGAAGGAGATATCATACATTATCCTTTAACAGGTGATAACTATGAGATCAAGTTTGTAGAAAAAGAAGTGCCTTTCTTCCAGCTAGGCAAAGTATATTTCTATACGATCACCACAGAGATTATGGAGCGTGGTAACACGATCTTTGATACTGGTGATGCAGCAGTCGATCAATTAGAACGTGAGGCTTATACCTTCCCAATTACCTTGACTAATATCACAGGTACATTTGCAGAGGGTGAGGACTTTACTTCTAGTGGCGGTGGTGCAGGTACTGTAGTTTCCTTTGATTCTGCTACAGGTAAACTCGTTGTAGTTTATCCTACAGGTGGTTTCCAAGAAGGAGAAACAGTCACAGGTCCAAATGGAACTGGAGAGATCCAGTCATTCACTACGATCACGGTCGAGAGTGTTCAATACGATGATAACGCCGTAATAGAATTCAAAGCAGATGATGTCCTTGACTTCTCTGAAAGAAATCCATTTGGCGAAATTGGAAATAAGACAGGTAGCTTCTAATGTTGCAGTATTTTTATAACGGTACTATTCGTAGAACTGTCATAGCATTCGGTACTATTTTTAATAATATCGAACTACGTGACTTCGATGAGAATGGTGTTGAGCAAGTACGTGAAAAGGTTCCCTTAGCTTATGGTCCTAGAGATAAGTTTCTCGCAAGACTAGAAGATCTAAGTGATATCAATAAGCAAGTACAAATCACTCTGCCAAGAATATACTTTGAGATGAATAGTTATAGCTATGATCCTCAAAGAAAAACTAGTCCTGTTTCTGTCTATAAGAAGACAGACGACGCTACTGGTGGCGTACGTTCACAGTATATGCCAGTCCCATATAATATTGGGTTTGAATTAGGTATACTAGCTAAGTCACAAGACGATGGTCTTGGTATCTTAGAACAGATATTACCTTACTTCCAACCAGCCTTTAATCTTCCCATCAAGATGATTCCTGATATGGATGAGATAAAGGATTGTCCAGTTGTTCTCAACAGTGTTGATTATACTGATACCTACGATGGTAGTTTTGTCAACCGTCGTTACTTAGAGTATCGTATGCAGTTTACTGTCAAGACATACCTCTATGGTCCTGTTACCAATATTGGTGTTATCAAGAAGTCTATTGCAGAAATTGGTACGTTGGGTGATACATCTAGACGTAAGGATACAAGACTCACTTATACTCCTAAGGCACTGGAGGATAAGAACGCTGATGGTAACATCGATGCATTAGATGATGTTCTTGTAAGTCCAGATGACAACTTTGGATTTAATGAAGGATTTGAAATGTTATGAGCAAACTAGAAGATAATATGCAAGACATACTAGATCTTCCTGAAGAGGAAGTGAATGTCATTGCAAAACCTAAGCGTGAACCAAAAGAAGATGTCACTCAAGACTACGAATATACACGTGGTCAGCTATATAACTTAATAGATAAAGGTCAAGAAGCACTTAACGGTATTCTTGATGTCGCAAATTCATCTGATCATCCCAGAGCATATGAAGTTGCAGCCTTGATGATTAAGAACGTAGCGGATACAACTGACAAGTTGATGAAGTTACAGAAAGAAACCAAAGAGGTTAAAGAAGAAGGACCATTAAAAGGTCCGTCAACTGTCAACAACACTATGTTTGTTGGTAGCACTGCTGAACTAGCAAAAATGTTAAAAAAAGCGGAGGAATCTACCGATGTCTGATGATAAAAAAGTGGACACAAAAGGGCCACTACAGAAACTAAAAGACAAGATACTACCAGATGAAGATGAACAGGCTGCCATAATCTCCACTTTCGTGAGATTGGGTGTACTAGTGTGGTCTGGGGGTATATTGACTTTAAATTACGTTGCAATTCCTGGTGTTCCGCAACAAAAAATTGACCCAACTTTTATAGCTTCTGTTTTTACAGGAGTTTTAGCTAGCTTTGGAATTCAGACAGCTAGTAAGAAAGGTGACGGTACAATGAAAATGAATGGAAATGGTGGTAATGGAGTAGGAAAAACTGGCGGTCCTACACAAACTATTGTTATAGAACAAGCACCATTAAAAATTATTGCTGAGTCACCTAAAGACGCAGACAAAAAATATACGTTATAACACTTTGAGGTTATTATGGAAAAAATTAACTGGACAAAATGGTTTGCTTTAGGAGCTGGCGGTCTCCTAGGCATTAGTCATATAGGTATGATTGGAATGCTCTCTACTAAAAATAATAGTAAGTTACCTGATTTCAATTTACCTAGTGGACCTTATTCTTCTTACCAGATAGAAGCAAACGAAGAAGGGTATAAGATAGGATATCGTGCTAACGATCCTAAGGTGATGTGGAGAGAGGAATTAATTAAAGAGAAAGGTGGGTTCCTTGGACTCGCTAATGAGAATAAGAAAGTTGTTTCACAATACACAATGGATGGTGCAACACATCACGGTGGACCTGTATCCACACGGAGTGCTTGGATTGATCCTGCTGCATTAGCTGTTACAGGAGGTAAGGCAGATGCAGATGGAAAGGTCACTGCAAAAACCGAAGCTTGTATAAAGGCAGTCGGTGGTGGCGAACAAACGGGAAGACTTGTAGGTACTAGCGTTGGAGCAGCTGCTGCACCTGCTGTATCAGGCATACCATTCGTAGGATGGTTAGCAGCTGGATGGGTAGCAATGTTTGGTGGCAATCAAGGTGCTGAACTAGGTGGTAATATGGCTGCTGATTTTGCAGATGCTTGCGAAGAGTAGCTAAATAGATCAGAGTAATTAAATTTTATTATGCAAAAAATTATCAATGTACTTGCTATTACGTCTTTCGTTATATCTGGTGCCGTTGTTGGTGGTGGCTTTTATCTTTATTCTCAAAAGGATGCCATCATAGAAGATATCAAAGAGAAAGCACTTGGTTCAGTATTAGGTGGTAGTGCACTAGGTGGTGCAGTACCAAAGATGCCTACACAACCTGACTTTGGAGATCTAGGTGCTCCTGATCTAGCTCCTTCTCCATCACCAGATCAAGCAACAGTACCTCCTGTTGGTAGCGGTTTCGGAATCCCTAACTAATGGACTTTCAGAAGATAGCTTCTACTGGGACGGCTGTGACCGTCCTAGGGACTGGTGCGTTCGTTGGTGGCAATCACGTCATCGACCAACAAACTGGTGGTCCACAGAAGCGACAAGATGCACAGATAGAAGAAATAAGAATGGTCGTAAGAGAGGAGATATATTTACAACTAGTAGAAAACTGGCCAAAATCCTCAGGTCCAGTTAAAGGTTTAGTAGTACCTAAACAAGATTATAAACGGGTGGTTCCGAATGGATCCAATAAATGATATTCAAATACCTAATAGTGGTATTCCATTCATTCAAGTAAATGGTACGGGTATAAGGTTAATACAAGTTCAAGGACAAGGTGTTGGACGTATAGGCACAGGATACATTGCCGACAGCCGTATATGGGTGCAGAACTCACCTCAAGCAATACCTATCTCTGTACCAGTAACTACAGTGATAGGTGTTCCTATTGTTAATATGCCTGGTTGCGTAAAGATACACAAAGAAAATAATAAAAGAGATCCATCCAAAAATAAGATGCTTGTGGATGATGATCCTAAAGGAAATACTGTATTATGCGATGCTGGTGCTCCTTACTATGAGCCACCCAATTATGATTATAGAGATCTAACTTGGCAAACTATTACCCAAGAACAACCAGAACCAGAAGGTGTAGATACTGGTGATCCACCAGCTCCTGATCTAGACACTCCAGAACCGCCTCCAACACCCCCTACAGGAGCAGAGGATGTAGAGTGTCCTCCTCTTAATGCAAGACGCATAGGAGACCTAAACACCAAGGGAGATGAGAGAGTTAAAGAATATAAACTGACACCTGATGGTAAGATATGTGAAACCATATGGGAACCTGTTCCACAAATAGAGCAATTTCTACCATCTATAGCTACGGTATCTACTACGGCAACGATTGCGACTGTGGCAACGACATCTGCCCTACTTGCCAAACCCCTAGCTGATCTGCTCCTGAAAGTTGTGAAGCCTGCTGTGAAGAAGGCGATTGCGAAAGTTCAGAAGATGCTTGGGAAGAATCCACGCCGTCCGACTTTGACTGAGAAGAGGACTGATCAGTACCGAGAGAAGAAGGGACTACTTCCACTGAAGAAGAAGTAGGTTGCTTCCACTGTGGTAGTGGTATTTGATGTTCGTGAGGAAGTATCTGACCACCTGGTGCTGTTACTACTACGTCAGCACACACTGCGTGATATGGAGACGCAGGGTGGAACATTATACCTGCCTTTTTAAGTTCACCACAATTTTTGAGACGAGCTAATTCAAAGTCTAATCTTTTGTTGGCAGTGGCTTGATTGACAGATGCTATCTGTGCTGATGCTGCGTCAGAACACTTACGTTGCATACCCCTGTTGAGTGGTATTGAAAGTGTAGCAGAGAGTCCTACGTTGAAACTTTGGTTCGCTCTCATATCAGTACGCACTGGTTTGTACCAAGTAGGAACCATTGATTCACCGTTAGCTACAGTGTCAGGTACACCATCAGGACCATCTACGTCTATTTCTATTTGTATATCTTCTCCATCTGGAAACCATCTGGTTCCATCTGCCTTAGTTCTATCGTCATACCACGTTTCCCAAGGATAGTTTTTAACTGTTACTGTTTGCTTACTAGTCTTACCACTAAAGTCACTTACGTTGTACTGTGGTTCGTTATAAAAATCTTCCCAAGGATCTTTCCTTGAGTCAGCAAACTGTAGGTATGGCGTAAAGTTTACAGTCGTACCTTGACAAGATACCCCACCACCGTAGGTGTTAGTTACGTATGGACCTTGTAAAACCTGTATTGCCTGGTTGGTGACTGAGCCCGAACTATTGGCTATTGGATTGGCAGTAGCGGATACACCACCTACTCCTTGAGCTAATGTGGCTGTTGGACTTACTAAAGATAGTAATATACCGCCTATTGCGTAAACGTTGAAGTCGTGTCTGTGACTGACGTTACGGTGGTTAATCTTTGTATTATTGTTTGATTTGTCATCCCTGGGCCTTGATAACTCTGCGTAAATTGAAACGCTGCTCCTGGCTCGTGGAGTGTAAAATTGTTTTGTGCGGAGAAGTCTATAGCATCGAACGAAGAAGTTACACTTCCCGTTATTGCGTTTTCTCCAGTTCCCACTGTTGGATTTATTGTCACTGTCGAGGTAGACGTTGGTGGATTCAACGCTGCACCGTTGTTGTCGATGCCAACCCCTGTCACTGAGTATTCCCATCCTGTACGATAATCAATTGAATTTATGGTTTCCGTGACGGTACTTTCAGTTTCTGTATGACTAGTCATACTTCCCTGCTGGAAATTGGGGACCACAGGCACTGCAAGGACTTTCGACGGAATTAATAATAAAAATAAGAGGATAAATTTATTCATCCTTATCACCTAATAGTAACCTCTGTTACGAACTGAGTCGTTGCAGATGTATTTGCTCCACCAGCAGCTACACTAGCAAATGTATGACTATTGGATGTTTGACCAGCTAATGATCCAACAGTTCCACCAGCAGTACTGGAGATTTCACCAAAGTTTTGTGATGCACCAACTGTTACCGCACTAGTAGGCAAAGCGTCAGCTTGTGTGTATGACTGGCTAAAGCTGAATGCAGATCCTGCAACTTTCTGTTCCGCTACAACTACACCAGGCGTATAAACACCTGAAGTTATAACACCAGATGATACCTGATCAGCAGCAGCACTACCACCAGAAGGTGTAATAGATGTATCTACACCGCTACCACTAACCGCATACGATGATCCGATTCTGGATGCCGTGGTGTGAGCTCCTCCAACACTTAGTTGTACGCTCGATGAGAATCTTGAAGTCATATCTGCGTGAGCTGCTTGCCCACCTAGTGCAAATATTCCTAAGATAAGTAGAATTTTTTTCACAGTTTATGTTCCATACCCTACATTTATTTATAGCATAAATAGATTAAGTGCGGATTATTTTCAGAAATGCGTCCCTTCAAAGCGATACTAAAGGATTTGGAAGATTTGGGTCAGATGACTCCGATCGCTGAGAAGGTATCCAAAGATACAAAGAGATCTTACGGAGTAAAAGACGGAGCATTCTCTAAGAAAAAATGGTCATCAAAATCTAAATAAACAAAAAGACTAGCTATGTCAAAAGTCGTTCTTAAAAATAACCAACGTCAAGCGGTCGTGAAGATTACGTCCGAAGATGCTACTACAATAGATCTTGCGGATGTAGCATACGACGTAAAAGTCGAATCAGGTGTTCCTGAGTTTGGTTCTGCTGGTAGTAGGGGTGAAACAACCCGTACACAGACTCCAACTAAATTGGACATCTCAAAAATTATTTACTCTATGCCTCAAGATGGAGGTAAGCACGTTAAGGTAGGACGTGGTGGTACTACTGTAATCATCCTTGGTGGATGTGGAGAAATGAACCTTGCTGGTTCTGGTGTACTGGAAGATACAGCTGTTGGTCCTATAGAGATAACAACATCTAGCAATGGACACCCATATACTGCTATAATATTCATAGACAAAATCGGACAATAGTATGCTTTTTTTATCCTGTCCTCCTGTGTACCACTTACCTGGTACTTGGACTGAGTGTAAGACACCTTTAATCAACCATTTAAACTTGACACCTGATCAAGGTTTCATTTTATTCTTTGGATTACTCCTTCTAACTCTAGTAGGGGTGGGGTTATACAATACCTTCGGACCAGGCAAGAAAGACCTGAGAGATCAAATTGATGAGCACGCAAAGATGCACGAGTTAGGGATTGCTCACGGTCACTCGCCAAGAGATAAGTAAATGTTATAATTAGTAGTGACACCCGAAAAATCGTAATGTCACACTACACAGTTGGTTATCACGATACCACTAAAAAGACTTTTGAGATCTGCGAATACGCAGACTCTGCTTATGAGGCTATAGAGCACGCAAAAGAGGATGTTCCTTTTCTTAAGGAGCATCCTTCTTATTTGGATAGGTGCACTAACGAAACTGCATTAGACTATCTTTGGAATGCAATGTCCTCTGGAGTACCAATGGGAAGATGACTTCTATAACAAAAAACAAGCACGAGATAATGTGGTGGATGAGCAGACTTACTTTTATGAGTTGCTCTCTATGCATTGCTATTAAATTGGCTTCAACAGCATATGTAACACCACCCATAGTGTTATAAATTATATTAATTACACTGATTACTATATGTTATCAACACAGTATCGATTAAGGATGGCAGCAATATGTAAAGATATTGCTGCTGGAATAGAAGTAAGTATGGGTGATATGATATGGGCACAGAAACTTGCTAAATCGAATACTTCTGCTAGAGGTATGTTAAACACTGCACGAAAGATGGCACAGGATCCAACGGATTCTTTTCTGAATGAGTTGAATTTAGGAGACCCCGACTCAACTCAACACGTAAGGGGTTTCGGATCTCCAGAAGAGGTGGTGGATTGGTTCCATCAAGAACGCTCTGATGATTGGAGACAAAGAGATTAATGGTAGTTTGGTCAGTAATAATATTAGTAGCTATACTAGTCATAATAGTATCTTGGTATATCTACTATATACTACGTATGTCTTATGCGGAGATGAATGATGGGAGCGATGATACCTCCAAGTCGGAAGAGTTGTTACAACTTCCGAGTGACAGAGATTAATAGAGTATTGGACGGCGATACAATAGATGTTACTATAGACCTAGGGTTTGACCTATATAAAAAAGAACGGGTTCGGGTAGCTGGCGTTGATACGCCTGAAAAAAGGACTCGTAATTTAGAGGAAAAAGCACTCGGTATCGATGCGACTAACTGGCTTAAAGAAAAACTTGAAAGCACTATTAACGGGGACGGCGAACTTAGTGTTCGTACTGAGCTTGTTGGTGGCGTTGGTAAGTATGGTAGGCTTCTTGGTTGGTTATATATTGATGACTCCGAAGTTTCTTTAAATGAACAGATGATTGACGAAGGTTACGCCCACGCTTATGATGGTGGTACAAAGGATATGAACCTCGAAGCACTACGTGAAATTCGTAGACAACACGGAACTCTGGAGGAGTAATGGAAATTTTAAGAAGTAATGATCGTACATCTGATGTACGTTGTGCAACTAACTCTTGGGGTATGATGGAAGAGATGTTAGAGGAAGAAGAGATGCGTGCTAAGGAACGTCTTCTCAAGAAAGAGCACGTAGAAGCACCTCAAGTATTGAGCGAATGATTCCTATTTTATTTTATGGATTTTCATTCTACTTATTGATACAAGCATTTCGATTAATGTCTGTTGGATTTAAGGCTATGGAACAAAATGAAAAAGATCTAAACCGTAAACCTCGTGCACACCCAGAGATGGCAGATGTGCAAGATGGTGATGAATTATTGGTTGTCAACTTCAAAGAAGTAGTTGATGATCATCATAGATTTAAACTTGACTCACCAGAACTTCATAACCTTGGAGATCCACTTAACAAATCACTTAAGGATAGGATCAAAGAGTTGAATGAGGAAGATGATGGTGATGGTGATATTGTTGTGAGGAGATAATGGGAGCAGCTACTGACATATATCTTGGTAACCCCAATTTAAAAAAAGCAAATACTCAGCAGAACTTTACTAAGAAGGAAGTTGCAGAGTATATTAAGTGTAGGGACAATCCTGTCTACTTCACAGAAAAGTATTTGAAGATTGTTAATATAGACGAAGGTCTGATGGACTTTAAGATGTATGATTTCCAAAAGGAAATGATGCATAAGTTTCATACGAACAGATTTTGTATAGCAAAATTACCACGACAGTCTGGTAAGTCTACTATCGTTACGACCTACTTGTTGCATTATGCACTGTTTAATGCTAATGTAAACGTAGCAATTCTTGCAAACAAAGCTGCAACGGCTAGGGAAATGCTTAGCCGTCTCCAATTATCGTATGAGAATTTACCACGTTGGATGCAGCAAGGTATCGTTGCTTGGAACAGAGGATCACTGGAGTTAGAAAATGGATCAAAACTTATCGCAGCTTCTACTAGTGCCAGTGCTGTCCGTGGTATGTCTTTCAATATTGTCTTCCTTGATGAGTTTGCATTTATCCCCAACCATATATGCGATCAGTTTTTTAGTTCCGTTTATCCGACGATTAGTTCAGGTAAGAAATCAAAAGTAATTATTATATCTACCCCTAACGGGATGAATATGTTCTACAAGATGTGGGAGGACTCCCTCAAAGGTAGAAACGAATACATAAATCACGAAGTACATTGGTCTCAAGTTCCTGGTAGAGACGAGAAATGGAAGAAGCAGACTATACGTAATACTTCTCAGAGACAGTTCACTCAAGAGTTTGAGTGCGAATTCTTAGGATCACAGGATACCCTTATTAATCCTGCTAAGCTTAAAACGTTATCCTTTGATAGTCCTCTTGTAAGAAATAAAGGATTAGACATATACGAAGAAAGAAAAGAGAAGCACGATTATGTAATGACTGTGGACGTAGCTAGAGGTACAGCACAGGATTACTCTGCCTTCTGCGTTTTTGATATCACAGAGTTCCCGTATAAACTGGTAGCAAAATATAGAAACAATGAAATTAAACCTATACTATTCCCTAACGTAATCTACGACACTGCTCGTAATTACAACAACGCACATATAATGACAGAGGTCAACGATATCGGAGATCAGGTTGCTGCTATCTTACAGTTTGATCTTGAGTATCCTAACCTCTTAATGTGTGCTATGAGAGGTAGAGCTGGTCAGATTATGGGATCTGGTTTCTCTGGTGGTAAAGCACAGTTGGGTGTAAAGATGTCTAAGACTGTGAAGAAGCAAGGATGTTCTAACCTTAAAGCACTAATAGAAGAGGACAAATTACTTATTAATGACTATGACACTATCGCAGAACTCACTACTTTTGTTCAGAAGAAAGATTCGTTTGAAGCGGATGAAGGGTATCACGATGACCTAGTAATGTGTCACGTCATTTTCTCTTGGATGGTATTACAAGATTTCTTTAGAGAGATGACGGATCAAGATGTCCGTAAGAGAATATATGAAGAGCATAAAAATTTAATGGAACAAGATATGGCTCCATTTGGATTTATAGTAAGTGCTGACGAAGAAGAAACTATAGTTGACAAGGAAGGTAATGTATGGAGCGTAGATGAATATGGTACTAAACAATACGAAGTAGATTATATGATGCCGTACATTTAATGTTTGTTGTACCTGAATACACTTGTAAGCATCCTATATTTCCTCACCACAATACTGTTGATCTAATGTATGATGCTTTAAACAATGGATGTGAACAACAAGACTGGTATGCTTACCTTGATTTTATAAGTGAGAATCAATATGACTTCCAATAACGGATATACTAAAGAGATGATCAAGGAGATGCTAGGCACTGCTTGGTTGGA